AATAGGTATATGCAATACCACCAAGTCCATAAATTGGTCCTACCGCTCCACCTGCAGTTAATGAACCTGATGTACCTGGATATGGGTTGTCATTACCAGAAGCTCTACTACCAGAGTAACCAACTGAACCGCTGTTACTTCCATTAACACCACCACCAGCTCCAGCATTCGCGCCTGCGCCGCCTCCGCCGCCTCCGCCGCCTGCATAAACGGTTTTTATGCCGCCCTTGCCAAAATTAGTCTGGCCGTAAATGTACTGACCCATACCTCCCGCTCCGCCGCCACCACCGATAATGTTGTTATTTGTTACTGTGATTGCCTGCTGTGCTAACATTGCTGGCCCACCAGCACTGCCATTAGCATTACCGCCCGCTCCAACAATGTAACCGTTGTTAGTTAGGTTAATTATATCTGACCCACTCCATCCAGTGCCAGTATCAAAAGCGAAGTTAGCAATAGATGATGCGCCTACGACAACGCCTGGATTAACGTTTACATTTATAGTTGTTCCTGGAGCATATGTTCCATTAATTGTCACTGCTGAACCGTACTGGCTATTAATCCTATTGTCAAATAAAACAAAATTCTGAACGTTACCAGTAATCGTAATGTACATTGCTGGTGGCGGAGGAACATATGATGCATCTAGTGTTGTGGTAGTAGATATAGATGGCACTATAAGTGCCAAACTAGAAGCTTTTAAGATAGTCACATTTACTGTTGTTCCAGGACTAACATTGTCAACAGTGTTAGTATATTCGTCAGTGAATGTAACTCTAAAATTAAGTGTAAGCCCATTACCACCATTTACGCCAGCTACATTTGACGTGGATGCTTCAATATAATAGTCATTGGCGCTATAAGCACCACCACCAGAATTTACTCCATTATAAATGGTTTGCCAAGTTCCATTTAGCTGATAGTATCCTATGCCAGTAGCATTCCCAGTAGCTCCAGATATTTTATATGAATTGTTCCCTCTGAAAGCAGCCACTACTCCATTCAATGCATTTGCCCATGCTGCATCTTGAGGTGTAACACCACTAGGATGGCTTAGTGCAAAGCGAACTTCTCCACCAGTATTGAAGAAAAAACGAACCTGATCTTCATTTATGAAGGTCATGCTATATTCAGCAGATATGGAAATGTTGTTAGATGCATTACCCCAAGCATATGACCTAACAGTTGTCGTGCCTGCTACTACAGACATATTTCCTATTAAGTAATTAAATCTGTTAGCATCCAGAGCACTAAGCATAGTTACTAAGTCGTAAGAAGGATTGCCAGCAGGATATGCTTTGATGTTATTTCCGGCATTAAAATCAGTACTAGGTGGTACTGTTACAGTACTAGTTCCCTGCCAAGCAGCAAGATTAGATATAACTGTTCTTAAATCCTGCCATTCTTGGCCAATTACACTACCTATGGTCTTAACTCCCAAATTAGGAGTAGTTTGCCCATATCCTCTATCTCCATAGCCAACACCCCACAAATAACCTGCTTTAGCAACAGCAGCTGCTGCATTTGGTGCAGCAGCTGCTGTTAGGCCTGCAAGAGCTGTATAGTCAGTGGTAGCTATATTACTGTTTTGCGAATATGTCATTTTGTAAAAGAAGTCCTTAACTGGTATTATTTAGTAGTGAAGTCTATCAGATCATTTCGCTGCCAGGGCTGCTAGCGAATTTTCGCAAGCAGCCCTGTGATAGCTTCAATCAGCAAAGGAGCAAGACGTTCATATTGGACTGTCTTGTAATTCTCTCCGCTAATAGATTGACTAGTAGTTCCTTCATCTCTAGAGATATCGAATGGTGCTGCTTGAACTGCTTCAGGAACAACAGCTTCAACTTCCTGAGCTGATACACCTACTTGAACACGTTCATCGGTGAAGCCATATGATTTACCAAGTGCATTTACTGTGTAGTAGAATCCGGATAGCTTATTTACCTTATCCAATGCTCCAACTATTTCGCCAGTCCTGTCTTTAAGACGCACGTCAGAATAGAATGCTGCAACATCGCCTGCTGCATATAACGTGCCATTGACTTGGAATGAAGAGTTATTATAGGTTTGAACTAAGCTTGCACTAGTAGAGAAAATACCAGTTGTGTATGTTTCATTGTACCAGCCAGCATTGCCAGCAGTTCTCCACCATCCATCAGTTCCATTTGTATGAGCATATGCATTTGACAAGGTATTTGCACTACCAGAAATGCTGATGTTATAAGTAGCAGCATTATCGATTACAACTTTGTTCCAAGCTGAAGCGCCATTACCATTTGTGGAACGATAGTATAAGTTGTTTGTGTAGAAATCTGCAGATAACTGCATCGCATAATAGTTAGTGCTGTTGCTGTGGGTGGTGCTAAGTAGGTGATAATATCCGCTGGAGGTTACTGACCAACCAGTTGCTGCAGTTGCCGATATTGCTGCAGTTGAAGAAATGCCAGCCATCGCGTTATAGTGTGGTGCTTGGATTATCCCAGCTTGTTGATATGACATTTTACTTCTTGCTCAATTCATTTTCAAGGAGTGCAACTCTAGCATCCAGTGCCTTTATAGCTTCAATAAGAACAGGGACTATTTTAGAGTAGTCAACTGTCTTGTAAACATCGCCATCAATTTGAACAGAGTCAGTTACTATTTCTGGCATTACAGCTTCGACTTGGTCTGCAAGAATACCATAGTCATGTTTACCAGCCTTGAATGAAGTGTGGGCAATTCCCGACTTCCAGTCAAATGTACCACCGTCAAGCTGTTTAAGAATACTAATTGGGTTAGCAATAACTTTGAAGTTTTCCTTAAGGCGTGGGTCAGAGTAAGCAGTTACATTACCGCCAGCCACCATATTACCAGATGGATCTGAGTACCAAGACCATGCTGCGCGATTCCACCCGCCTAGACCAAAATAGCCATCAGCTCTAATACCCATCTTAACAGCGTAAGCATCATTCCAGAAAGTCATACCAGCAAGATTTGAATCACCTGTACCACTAGCCCTGACAATCACTGAACCTCTAGTAGCACCACCATCTTGAGACATTGCCATGCTAGTTGTTACACCAAACATAGGATTTGTCTGTTGTGTTGCTGAGAAGTAGGTAGCATTTCCTACCGTCAAGTTATTAGCAGTACCAGTTGCGTTGGTAAGAACAACAGCTGAAGGCGTGCCAAGGTTTGGGGTTACAAGCGTTGGAGATGTAGATAGAACAACAGCTCCGGTACCAGTTGAAGAACCAAATCCTGCAGACCATGTACCACTCGTAATTGTTCCTAGCGTTGTAATTTGGGATTGATTTGCAAGAACGCTAATAGTGTTACCAGAGATACCAACACCGGTTCCAGCTGAAAGAACAGCAGCGCTGAACTGTGCCCACGTAACAGGAGATGTATCTACCGTAGTTACTGTTGATGTAACTATCCAGCCTGTATTTGACTGAGATGTTCCGCTTGTTACAAGAACAGCAGCACCATTGAACTCATTAATTGGTGTTGATGCATCCATATCAGCTGCCCGAGACCAAGCTGAAGTGCTTACAACGTAGATACCATTTTCAGAAGATGTAGTTTGGTTCTTTACGAGAACTCTTGTGCCAACTGTAACCGCGATGCCATCAATAGTTTGCGTTCCACTACGTGTGATGTTAGTGGTAGTAGCAACTAAGACCGTGTTCTTCCAGGTCAATCCTGCGGCTACAGCGTCAACGTAGTTCTTATTAGCTACTTGTGTTCCCAATGTAGGAGTGTCGGCTACTGTAATGCTTTGACCGGTAGGAATGGTAATTGAACCAGTCATTACCCCGCCACTCAGCGACAGCTTAGACGTGTCACTAGGGTGAACGTGATCAGCGCGAGCAACTTCAAAATCATAACCAACAGCAGCAGTTCCATCCATTAGTGGGACAGTGCTTGAAAGTCCTGTAATCGAGTTGAATGAAACACCCGTAGCAATGCCAATGCTTGGCGCTACAAGAAGAGGACCATTGTTGAATACAAGTTGACCAGTTCCAGTCTCATCAGAGATAACACCGGCGAGTTGCGCTGAAGTTGTAGATGCAAACTGCGCTAGAGGACCACTTGTTACTGCGGTGGCTGGATCGCTGGGGTGAACGTGATCTTGTCTAGCGACAAGAGTGGATGTTCCAACAGTAGCTGCACCAGGGACCAGCGGTGTTGCAACTGCAAGGCCAGTAATAGAGTTGAATGAGGTACCAGTAGCAACGCCGATATTAGGAGTTACAAGGATTGCTCCAGCTATTGTTGGTGAAGTGTCCATTACAAACTTGGAACCAGTACCAGTTTGAGATGCTACAGACGTAGCGTTTCCAACAGAGGTAATTGGACCGGTTAGGTTTGCATTAGTCGTGACTGTAGAAGCATTACCAGTTAAGTTACCGGTGAATGTAGTCGCGTAAACATTCTGCCAAACAGCAGAAGGCGTACCAATCGTGTAGCTGTTGGTAGCAGATGGAACCATTGATCCACCAATGCTACCACCGCTTGAGCTAGCTGGTGTATATCCAAGCGCTGTGATAATATCGGCTGAAGAAATAGTAGTTCCGATAGTAATACGGCCCTTTGCATCAACAGTAACTTTCGTATATGTTCCTGCCGTAACACCAGTGTTACCGAGAGTTGCAGTAAGAATAACGTCAGACGTACCATCAATGTTTGGAGTTGATCCAAGAAGATCACCAGAAAGATTTATCTTTCTAGCATTCTTCCAGCTGGTGGCGGTGCTTGCATTACCGATAAGATCAGCAGTAACAATACCAGCAGCGAAACTTCCAGCTGCATCTCTAGCAACCAATGTTGATCCCACGTTCGCAGCTGTCGCATTAGAGGTAATGGTTGGATTGCCAGAAACACCATCAGGGTTAGTAATTGAAATACCAAGACCGCTTACGGCTAGACTTATCGTGTTAAAGCTGTTAGTGCCAATATTAGCAAGTAAACCAGTAGAGCTTACACTTGAAATACTTGTTAGATTTCCATTTAACGGTTGAGCATCGGTGATTCCGTAACCATTAAGAGTTGTTGGCTTACCATCTATAGATGTCCACGCAAGAGTTGAAGTACCTGCAGTGACGCGACCGTATGTATCAACCGTAATGCCTGCATAATTTCCAGCAGCAACTCCAGTAGTTGCAAGGTCAATGTTGTCAGCATTAACTACGATGCGGGAGGTTGAAGCTGTGCCAATGTCAAACGTGTGACCAGTAAGAGTAAGACCAGCTCCTGCAGTGAAGTCACCTGGACGGCTAAAGACCGTGAAAATAAGTGCGGTAACATCAACGGTGATAGTGCCAGTGGTTGTTAAAACCCATGAGCTGTTACCAGAAGATGTACCAACAGCAACGTAGATAAGCGCGCCAGTTTTAATCTCAACTACTGGCTGATTGTTAGAATCAAGGTTGTCAAAGTCAGTGGCTCTAGCCCAAGCGTCACTTGCTGCAGTGTAAATACCATTTGCAGCTGCATTAGATTGGTCCTTTACAAGAACTCTATCACCTGCAGTCAAGACGATGTCATCTATAGTTTGAAGACCGCTTAGGACGATAGGTCCAGTTGTTGCAACTCTAACGGATTTCTGAAGTGAAAGACCAGCAGCAACGTTATCAACGTAAAGCTTAGTAGCAAGGTGAGATGCGATTGTTGGAGGAGAACCAGTGACTGGATTGTTAAATGTCCAATTGCCTGTGATCGTTTCATTACCCGCGACACGAGCTAAAACAGTGCCGTCAAGAATTTGATTTTCAGATATAGCGAGAGATGCTTGGTACTGAGTAACAGAATCAACTGAAATTCTAGCACTAGAAACAGAACCGCTTATCATTTGAGAAGCATCTATTCCAATAGGAACATTTACTGCATGAGTAACTCTACCCTTCACATCTATGTCGAGCTGTGGAACCGAAGAAGCTATTCCATAGGATGCGGCAGTAACACCAGAGTTAGCTAGTGTCAAGGCGATAGAAGTGGTTCCAAAACCAGTTGCATCGCCAGAAACGGCTATCTGTTGGTTCTGGGTAATATAAGTAGTGGTATCCAGCGCCCACGAATTTACTCCTATCTTCTTCAAAAAGCCAGCTGTATCGCTAATAGCAGCAATAGCCGTAAGATCAGCATCAAGTGGCTGTGCATCAGTTATGTTGTAGCCACCAAGGGTAGTTGGAGTAGAACCACCTATAACTCTGCCAAGTGAATCGACCTTTACTTTCGTGTAGAATGTACCTTGCACCGGATCAATTGCTGGCGTAAATGCAGCAAGTCCGGACACTGGGTCAATAGGTGATACTGGAGGAAGGATGTTGCGAATTTCTTCAGGCGTAATGCTGTTCTGGTTAAGCTGTAATGTCCAGTTAGTTGGATTATAGATGTTTCCGGTGTCTGCTCCATTATAGGAGTAGACACCATTAAGTGCAGGGTTTGGGTTGCCGATAAGGTTGAAGAGCTCACCCTTAACTGGAACGTGCGGGGCAGATGGAAAAGCACTGCCACTCGCTACAATCAGAGTGGAAATCTCTGAACCTTCTACCAAATTGATGCCGGAAAATTGCATGTCATTAATCTCCTAAGTCATTATATTTATGAAAACGTGCTACGATTGACATATCTTACTCATCCCCAATAAATATTGGAATTATTCAAAGGATTTTCTCGTGATCTCTTTCAAACAGTTTCTAATGGAGGGCGGCAAAGCAACTGCTAAGTTTGATGTGCAGCGAGCAGAGCAAGCTGATGTAAAGGCAGCTTTAGAATTTGTATCTAAAGTGCTTGGAATTCCATTTGACACGCTCAAAAATGATCTTCTAGGTTCAACAGAGCTTACTCTTCTAGGTAAAAAGAAAGACAGCGGAGATGTAGACATCGCTATGTCACTTAAGGATTCTGACGTCAACAAAATAAATGACGAGATGCTTAAGGCAACTGGTGGAGAGGGTGACTACAATGCTGGAACAAAGGTGGGTTCCTACGCAGTTCCAGTTAACGGAAAGAAGATTCAGGTCGACCTTATGTACGTGAACAATAAGGACTGGGCTAAGTTTGCGTATCACTCTGCAATTGGAAGAGGTTCAGTCTATCCAGGTTCCGTTCGCAATATCATCATGCTTACGGCTCTTGCACATACACAAGAGCCTGGTAAAGATTTTGTTATGCGTGATGAAGATGGTAAAGCAATCATCAGAGCATCTAAGTCTGTCAAGCTAGACTCTGGAATGGAACGTCTATTCAAGATGGCTAAAGTCAATGCTAAGACGGGAAAATACAACAAGACCATTGAAACTGTAGCTCCTGAAGAAATAGAAGCTCACCTTAAGTCACTTGGTAAGGATGTAAAGTTCTCCAAGGATAAGGATCACACTGATGTTCCAGATGAAGTGGCAGCATTTATCTTTGGCAAGAGTGTCAAAGCTGCTGATGTTATGACAGCAGAGAATGTTATCAAGCATATCAAGAAGCTTAAGAATTCTACTGAAATTATAGAAGCTGCACGTAAAGAGCTTGAACGTCTGAAGCTACCTATCCCGAAAGAACTATGAAAGTCAAAGAACTATGAAAGTCAAAGAACTATTTGAAGCAGTGAAGCGAAAGCCAGGTGATACGTATTCTGATGATGAGCTGAAGGCCCAACAGGATGAAAGACTTAAAAGGAAAACCGCGGCCCAAAGCCAACTTATAAATTTGCTAAAAACAAAATGTAAAAAGAACTTTACTGCCTTGGTAAATGGTACGTCATCAATTCTGTATAGATCAACTAACATGCCAAATTATGTGAAGCTTGGTGATTATGTGTTTGCAGATATTACAGGAAGAACTGAACCACGCCGTTCAAAGACTGGTAGTAATCTATTCATGAACTATGCATCACAATCTCACGATTGGGCTGGATATCCTAAAAGAGAAATTTCAAATTCAGCTACTCCAGATTATTCTGCTGCTAAACAGTTTGGCGGGGTGTGTTGGCTGATTATTCCTTACGATGACGTAGGACCATTTGCCAGATGTAAGGGCGATTTCAATTACATAGATTTAGGTGATGGAACAGAAGGTATGATAGACCGGCTTAGCATAATTGATAATGTGATCCTCACAGCCCAAAATGTGCTAAAATCTAAGTCGAAAGAGCTAAGAGCATTAGGGCCTAAAATTTTTAGTCTTGTAGATTCTCGTATTCTTAAATTTGTTCCAGAACGCCACCGATACTCAATTGAAGAAATAGAGCAGTTATCAGATACCATTGAAAAACTGATATATGAATTTGACGAAATAGGTTCACAGACTTATAAAGATGTTCGTAACATTGTTAGCTTGAAAGAAGCGCTAGATTATTTCGAAGATGAATTTAACACACGTTCATTGGACGAGTGGCTATCAGAACATATTGCCCCTAAAGCGTTAGGAATAAAATTATTCGATTCATATCCTGGGATGAAAATTCCTAAAAATTCTGAAGTCTGGTTTGAAGGTAGCTATGTTGCAATTGCAGCAGACCCTGGCGGATATGAGGAGACTGATAAACTTGTATCCTCTGAATGGTTTAAGGGGATAGCAAAACAGGTCTAAGATTTCTTGTTATTGAAGCCGTGATAAAATATACATTACAGCTTACAAGGAGCCTACATGACATTAACAACATCAGACATTCGCGACCTGTTTAAGGCTCGCTTAGCAGCAAAGCAATTCACGTCAATCAACCGTGAAGCTTCAATGACCAACCTGGTTGGCAACACAACCATTGAAATTGTGGGCGCATCTTTTATTGCTGATGAAGATGCTATCTTCGGCGAAGTCAATTGGGATTACGTTGAACGCGAAGAAGCTTGGTATAACTCTTTATCCTGTAATGTAAATGATTTTCCTGGCGGTGCCCCCGCCATCTGGAAAGCGGTTGCAGATAAGGACGGCTTTATTAACAGCAATTATGGTGCTATTCTTTTTTCTGATTGGAACGGTAATCAATATGAAAACTGTGTAGCAGAACTAAAGTCTAATCCTGGCTCGCGAAGAGCTACGGCGATTTACAATCGACCGTCAATGTGGAAAGATTACAATCTAAATGGGCGTAGTGATTTTCTATGCACTAATGCCGTCGGCTATCTTATTAGACAAGATGAGCTTCACGCAGTTGTTCAAATGCGCAGTAATGATGCCTGGGCCGGGTATCGAAATGATAGAGCATGGCAGCAGCATATTTTAGAAAAGATGGCCGCAGAACTCTCTGTTGAGCCTGGTAATCTTTATTGGAATGTAACCTCACTCCATGTTTATGCACGGAATTATTATCTTGTAGATCACTATTCTAAAACTGGTAAATACCATATTTCTAAAGAAAAATACAAAGAACTTTATCCAGAGTCTGAATATATCTAATCACGTTTTCGCAGGTACTCGAGAAGAGTAGATTGAGACGAGTATTACCGTCTCAATCTACTGATGAAGACTGCGTAGTTTATTGGATACATGATAGCACGTGTGTTCGTTCAATAACTGATGAGTATGTTGTCGTAACTACGGTAAAGCGTTATTGAGCACATAAGCTAGAACATCTTAGGTCTGGTAGATTTCCAAAAGAGGCAGTCATGGATATTATTCGTGACGGTAATATTGCAAGATGTTACCTTTATAGGGATCATCGTGATTGTTTAGCATCCGTTGGCATATTTAAACCTAAAAAAGAGAAAATAATGGAACAAGTCTTCCTATCCCGTCGCAACCTTCTTTTGCTTCTTGATAAGCTTGACAAGAAGAAGCCCGGCGATCCTATTATTGCTGCATCTATTATCAAACATGACGGGCAAGGTGAGGATTTCAATCAAACAATTCCAATCATCTGCGTAACAGCAGTCGAAGATGAAATTTATTATGGAGCAAATCATGTCTGATGTTGAACATGTCTTCCTATCTCGCCGTAATCTGTTGACCCTGCTTAACAAGCTAGACCGCAAAGCTACAGGTGATAATTCTACGCTTTGCACTATCATTAAGAATGATGATGCCCACACCAAGTATCCCCAATCTTGCCCAACAATAGTGGTTACTGCTATTGATGATGACGAGTATTACGACACTCGCGAAGCAGGCAAAGTTCACCCCCTGGATACACCAAAATGAGATTAAAAGAACTCCGTGAAATGGCAGTCAGGAATCCTATGGAAATGAATTTGACGGATTCTCAGCTTGATGAATTTTCTAAACTGTTATCAACTTCAACGGATGTAAAACAAATAAATGAAAATAAGACAGTGAAGATCAAGCACAGTGATGGTAAAATTTACTATTCTCTTTGGCTTAGTGAGATACTTGTTTCCTTTAGCGTATGTTCTTTCATAACTATTGCTGCTAAGAAATATCTTAGTATTTTATTTTCTCATACACTAAAGGAATTTCAGCGAAAAGGTTATTCCCAAGAACTTATTTGGGAATTACATCTAATCATTGAAGAACCAATTTACATCGGCGGATCATTTACAACTGCAGGTGAAGGTTCTACAGTCAAACTAGCAAATTATCTTGAAAAGATTAGAAGTATAAAACTAAAGATGATCGATAATAAATCGGGCGAAATTTTGGATTATGATAATGGCCTATTAATGAAAAAACCAAAAATTGGGCTATTAATAGAAAGTGCTGGAATGTTTGAAGCATTTACTGATGCTGGCCTTGTAAAATTTTGGTTGAATGACAATATAGATTTTAGTGAGACATAGAATGCAAGTTAAAGATCCGCGTAAAGCGCACTTACACATCTCTCTCGTAAAGAGTGTCTTTCGTGTTTTAGCAGGTGCTGTTATAATGAGCCAGATGTTTTATACTGGTGGTTTGCTTATCATCATTGCTGAAGTTCTTGGCGTCTTGGAAGAGATTGTGTGACCTGTGAATGTCAAGTCTGTAAAGATATTGCCCCGCAGGAAACGTATTATAATTAATGGAAATGAGGAACAACGCCTCCAAGTTTTCAGCGAGCCGTTTGACCGCATTGAAGATGCTGAGACAGATGTAACATACTATAAAGCTATTTTGCATGGCTAAATGGTAAAGCAATCTTAGAACACTGGCTGAAGCTGTTGATCTGCACAAACACATCCAAAGTAAAAATTGCTCGGGATAGTGACAGAAAATGCAAGTGGTAGCCAAAGTCTGATGACTTTCAAATTTACAAAGTGGTACTTATTAAATGAAATACGAAAAACAAGTTGCTAATGCCTTTGAGCGGTTAGGATTCGTTCCCCGTGCAGGGCAGATGGATGCCGTTAACCAGGTCTTGGTTGCATTTGTGGATGAGAACATGCAGAATGTTGTCTTGAATGCTTCTACTGGAACCGGTAAGTCTATCATCGGCGCTGCTGTTGCTGAGGCATTGATTGAGATTCGTGGTGGGTTGGATTCTGCTACTAAGGCTAGTATCTCATTGACGGCCACAAACGTCCTCGCAAAACAGTATTCCACTACCTTTGAAAAGCTGGGTGGTAATGGCAAGTACATACAGATTAAGGGAGCAGGCAATTACGGTTGTTCTGCTTTATCTACTGGTGATGAAGAAGAAAATGCAGAAGCTTGCGCATGGTATACGATGGTACAATCTGGTTCTGAGTTTGAAGAAGTAATTAACCAGCATTGCAATAAGTGTGAGTACCTGAAAGTTAAGAAGCTAAAGAACACTACTCGACATCTTACAACCAACTACTCCTATTTCTTTATTGATCGGATGTACACTGGTAAGTTTGAAGACCGCGATCTACTTATCTGGGATGAAGCTCACCTTGTTAATGATCTCTTCTCTGAACATAATGCAATTCACTTCTCACAGAAGCGAGTACAACAAATGGCTCAGGAAATTGCTGATACAGTTCGCCTAACTGATTTGGAAATCTCTAAAATTCTGACTTCAGTGGCTGCAGACTGTAGCAAGAAGGATAAGATTAACCAAAGCAACTATGAAGCTTACCTTCGTGCCATGCATAAAGTTTATTCTTATGCTAAGGAACAGGGAACCATTGCTGCTGAAAAAGCATTACGCTCAAATCAAAATGGGCAGTACTCCAAGCTGACACGCTTCACGAAGAAGTATGAAGGACTTGCTTGTAAGATTGATGACCTCTTCAACTATAACTACGAGCATGTGTTCGAGTATAAGGAAGAAGATAACTCAGTTACGGTGAAGCCTGTATTTGTTGGTTCAATGACAGAAGCTTTGCAGTGCAGTCCGCATAATCTCTTTATGTCAGCTACTGTAACCGATCAGTTCATGATTAAGACTTTGCACTTGGATGTTGCGAAGACAAAGTTCATTAAGCTTGAGCCTACATTCCCTAAAGAGAATAAGGAAGTTGTGTTCTTTGATCCGCTATCTTTGAGTTACACCTCTCTTCAGAATCCCGACACAGTGAAAGCACTTCGAAAGAATGTAGCACGGGTAGTTAGAAAGCACATCGACGATAATGAACGTGGTATCATTCTTACGCCATCATTTAAGCTACAAGCCGAATTGGTTGCAGAAATTACTCCTCTTGCTAGAGCAGGCAGGATGAAATTGTTCGAGCATGTACAGGGCACTAAGCTTGAAGCTACTCTAACAGCATTCAAAGAATATAAGGGAGAACTCCCTGCTATTCTTGTATCACCTTCTATGTTTGAAGGTATTGACTTACCTGGAGACCTATCACGGTTTCAGATTTTAGTTAAGGCTCCATTCCCATCTCTGGGTGATAAGAGAATGAAGTTCATTCTAGACCACCACAAAGACATTTACGAGATAATTACGATCATGAAATGCGTGCAAGGCGCTGGCCGAAGTGTAAGATCGATAGATGATCACGCAGTTACATATATCCTAGATTTAAATGGGCAAAGAATTTGGGGATCACCAGCAAACATATGGAAAAACGAATTCAATACCCGATATACTAAATTCTTATGAACATCGAACAACTAAAAGAATATTTTGCAGAACAAATCAGCCGTGGTATCACTAATCTATTCTTCATGACACAGGAAGTTCATCCTGCTAATAAAGATGAATGGTGCGTGAGGGTTATCCCAGCGGCTGAGCTCGCAGAACTGGTTCCACATCTGCAGGATTATACATACTACCGTAATACGAATCACTGCCCACATTTTTACAAGTGTCAAGTCAGGTTGAGCTTTACATAGGCAAGTTGCGTGTTATAATAAATTTTATCTTATTTTAAAGGAGACGTAATGTCCAAAAAGTTGAAGTATAAAGAAGACAAGTGTATCTATCGTTTGAACCTCACTCATACTGAAGTTGAACTAATTGCGGCCTTAGTGCAGCAGGTTCGTCTTGGCAGTGGTGACATCTATAAAGAAGTTGCATTTAATCTGTGCGAGTTATTTGGTAGCACAGAAGACTTTAATTGTTCTGTTTTGGATTCACACATCACTGTTGGATCTTCCATTGATAAGGGAGGGTATACGACTATTGAAGTCGAGGAAGCTGCATTCCAAGGTATGGGATGCCAAGGTTGCTGCTCAGGATGCAGTTGTGGCGATTGATAGTTATCATAACCTTCTATAAATTGACCCATCTAAAATAGATAGAGTAAAAGTATGACAATAAATGCTATCCTCGTGGAGGGTTTGGACAGATTGGGCAAGAGTACATTAGTAGAAAGTATTCAACAAGAGCTCGGATATTTCCAAGTCATTCATTTTGGGAAGCCACAACACTTGAAGTTCTATGAGCAAAAAGACAACAATGGATTTGTTTCGACTGGGGAGAGCGCGTATCTTTACCAGCACGCCTCATTCGACAACATGTTCAGAATCCTTAATTCAACAGCAAGAGTTATCTTTGATCGAGCACATCTCGGAGAATGCGTCTACTCACCAATTTATCGCAACTATTCTGGTGATTACGTGTATGATCTTGAGTGCTATCATGGCATGGATCATAATGACTCTACCAAACTCATACTCTTGGTAGAGAATATGTCTATCTCTGAACACTTTGTTGACGATGGTTTATCCTTCGACATTACAAAGCGTCAGCAAGAGCAAGACCTTTTCGAAGAAGCGTTTCATAAATCAATCATTAAGAACAAACAGATCATCTGTGTAACAGACCCTGCAACGGGCAAGTTCCGCTCTAAAGAAGACATTCTAAAAGAAGCTTTACAATGAAATTGAATGAAATTTTACGTGTAGCTTCTTTATCCGATTTAGAATCAAAAATTAAACTCAGCCAAGAACAGATTAATAATGCTAAAAGTTTAGGCTTTATGGCACATAGTTTTGAAGTGTTTGAAATTAATGGTGAAGTCGGGGGACTGAAAGTATTTTATGCGAAAAAGGAAGAGAATATTATTGGTCAGTTAGCTCTTGAAAAAACTGAAATTTGCAAAATTAGTGGGTATATCTGTAGACGTTCATATATTATTCCATCAGAAGAAAAAAAAGGATATGGTTCAGATTTTTATGTCTTCATAAGAAAATATCTCAAGTCACCAATGTTTGCCATGTTCAGTGATGAATCGCAAACACCTGATGGAATAAACCTGTGGAAATCTTTAAGCAAAAGATTTGATGTTAAAGTGTTAAACATTCAGACTGGCGAAATAAAATCCCGAAAAGATGTTAATGATGATATAATATACACTAATGATGCTGACAAATCAGCAGATTTTATGCTAATGATTGAATCTGCCAAAGCATTTGCTATCCCCACACAGTCGTATATTAAGGGAAGCATCTTAACACCATATGCATTATTTGAAGATGGAGATTATTAAATGAAAGTTGCAGTCATCAAGTTGGGATCGCGTATCTCCTTCAATGCTAATGATACGTCCGGTGCCAATGGAGAAGCTAGAAGCATCTGTAAGATGCTTAAAGGTGGAGGAGCCGAGGTTCATATCTACACGAAGATTCTTAAGAAAGATAAACTAGTAGAAGATTACCAGTGGCATGATCTGTCTGAGCATATTCTTGACCACCCCACAGAAGATATTCTTGTTATTCTGAATGGTAATGTTAACTTCTTTGGTGGTGCTGAAGATCGCGAACAGCTTTTGAACTATGCAATCATCAATGCATTTGAAGGCCCTATCTTTTATGTATACTGCGACCCTGAACTTACATTGAAGCAAGTATGGCCATCAGTTGCTAAGAAGCCATGGGCTGGCAATTGGTCTCAAGGCACACTTGATATCGTTCGTAAGGACATCAATTATCTGTGTCAGCCCTTCGACACTGAGATGATTCGAAATGATCTGAAGAAGCATGAAATCATTCCACAGAATATCATTCATTTCCCGTTCGAACAGTTTCCCTGTTTGAATGAACGGCTCCCATTCAACCCAGCTCCAGAAGTTGATCTATCTTACGGCGGAACAATGCGGGGCGGTAAGCGTGTTAAGAAGATGGCTAAGTTTTACTTTGGTCATCCAGATGAAATCTCTGTAGAGATGTTTGGTAAGATTGAAGCTAAAGACTTTGAAGACAAATATGTTATGGGTCTACGCCATCCTACTTACACTGGTCCAGTTAAATACGATGACATGCTTCCTAAGATGAATAAAGCAATGGCGCATTGTGTTATCGGAGATCCTTATTACGAGAAGATTAATGACATTCCGCAGCGCTTGTGGGAGAGCGTTAATTCCAATGTGGTTACGTTTATTGATTATGAAATGGATAAAATGCGTAGAGTGTGGGCAGCAGATAAAGTGCTAGGCGATTTTCTTTATGTAAAAGATAGACAAGAACTTTCTGAGAAAATACTATTACTAAAGTCTGATAATGAACTTCGCAAGCAAATACTGTCAGATCAGTTTACAGCACTTAACTTTAATCCTGAAGAATATTGCGCATCATTTGTCAATCTGATTAAAAGCAATATCAGAATCCCGTAAATAAAGCGAGCCCGGAAAATTATGGTAGTGCATTTAAAGGTTGGCGTTTATTGTGGATTTATGGAAATCTATACTGATGATAGAATATTTGCTACAAATATTATGGGTGTAGATTGCACTGTAGATAGAGATAAGATGTGTGTAGAATTTCCCTCTCTAGGTTATTCAAAGCGTATTATTGAAGATACAGGGTTCTCGATATTATTTGAAGCAATAAAATTGTGATACTCTTAAAGGTAGTATAATGGAACTTATCAGCAAAACCACTGTAATAGATGATGTGACATATGAACCTATTCACACACTAACATTTAAAGTTAGTCAAACTCTCCTTGATGATTTAGCTCTCATCAAGGAGATGTATGGAGCGAATGAGGCAGCTACTATTATTGGGACCGAGCTTTTAGAACAAATTCTTAAGAGGAAATAAAATGAACATTGTTATCTTAGCTGGTGGCACCGGCAGTATTGCTATCCAGACAGCGCTCTATAACTCTCTAGAACAAATCGGGGATAAAGGAGATGTTGATATAAAAATCCTAGTGAATGCATATGATGCAGGTTTGAGTACTGGTGCCGTTAGACGAGTAATGAATGGTGACATCCTTGGTCCATCTGATGTTCGTAAGAACCAGACCACACGGCTTAAGCTTGAGCATCCTGTATCTCCGTGGCATAAATTTCTTGACATTCGATTCTCAAAACCTGCGACCGAAGTAGAAGCATTCTGTATTCAGCAGATTAATACACTTCAAAAGGAACTAGAAGATTATGAACTTCCATCTAATCTTAGTGTTATTGACAAGGCGGTCGGGTCTTACTTCAATGCGCCACTTGCTACTAAGATTGACTACTATGATTTCTCTTTAGCGAATATTATCTATGCAGGCCTTGCTCGCATGCATAAGAACTCTCTTCGTGCTGCAGCTCGTGAGATGGCAAAATTGCTTGGTATCAAAGACAATGTTCTATTGAATGATGACACCTCTTTGTTCCTTGGGGCTATTACTAAGTCTGGTATCCGCGTGACAGATGAGGGAGATATTGTTTCATGGGGAAGAATGGACGATCCATTCGTAGACATCTTTTTTACTGATTCAAGAGGTAATGAATCGAAACCAGTGTTGTGCAATGAAGCTCACCATGCAATTATGGATGCTGATCTGATTATCCTTTCATCTGGAACACAATGGTCATCATTGATTCCTACTTATGCATCTTCTGGATTTAAATCAGCCATTGACCAGTGCAATGCGAAGTTGCTAATGGTTATGAATCGAATTCCTGATAAGGATTCTCCTGGCCAGTCTGCATCTGACATCATCAACATTCTTGTGCCAAACTATTTCCCAGCAGGTCGCTTGCATGTTCTATGTGATAATACTGCTCATGAACTTATGCAGGGTTCTAACATTGACTTCAATATCCAATCTACTGTAGCAGGCATTTATAGCTATGACTTGTCTGATTCCGAATCCAACAAGCATAGTCCTAGAGCTCTAGCAAAGTCTATTGCATCCATTTACTGGAACATCGAATCAAGTAGCCAAGTGCAGAACACCACATACGTTTTTGATTATGATGACACCCTTGTTGGTCGTGGTAATGCATACAAGAGAGCATCACAATACAATGTCAATGGGTTAAGCGCACTAAACGAAAAGATTAATGTTGCTGTCTGCACTGGTAACGGTATCAAAGCTGTCAAACTAACCCGCAAAGCTGAAATCATGGGCAATGGTTTGACGCCAATGAGATTTGATAAACCTATGCTGCGAGTATTTGCAGATGGTGGTATTAATGAATATGCTTACAGCACTAACTGCGAAGACAGCAATGATGGAGTTTGTGCTCTTGCAATGAAACATCTTGATCCTTCTAAAGTGCTAAGCAAAACAGAACTGTCATTAGTCATGATGCGATTGAAGGAAGCAGGAATTCCTGTTGCTAAAATTGAAAATCGTGGAGACACTGTCATTGCCATCAAACCGATTGATGCTGAGTACCGTGACTCGATTACACGATTACTTGAACTTACCTTCCTTTCTCAGAATGGAAATGAAAAGAACTCATGGGCTATTACACCTTCAGGTAGAACGACTATTGAAATTTCTAAATCTGGAATCTCGAAAGCTCGTGCTATTGAGGAATTGCTAGCATCAACATTTGAACCAATTGTATTCATCGGTGACGAGCTTGATTACGGAAATGACTTCTGTATTAAAGAACTCGCACAGAAGAATATTCAGCTGTCCTGTTTGAAAGTGCGATCACCTATTCACACCGCATGGCTGATCAACACGCTACTTGATAACTTACAAGTTATAATGTTTAATAAATGAAACAAGACCTCTATATTATTGCTGCAGGTAAAGGCTCTCGAATGGGAGGGAGCCTTCCTAAAGCATTAGTTCCAATTAATGGTACAGAACCATGTTTAACAACAACTCTAAAGCAGATTGGAAATAAATTTCTAAATGTATTCTTAGTTGTTAATACTGACATCATTGAGATTTGGGAAAAGTATCTCCGCACGCAAGTTGATTATACCGAGTATCCACTTGACTATGCAAGGAATGTTACCCTAGTCCCCATTAAATCAGGATTGGGCGATGGCCATGCTGTTATGTCTGCATTAGAATCAGTTGTTGCAGAATTAGGCAAGACGAAATCAACACCTAAGTTCTCAGATGACATCGTTGTTTGCTGGGGTGATGTATTCTTTCCCCATGCAGAACTTATCGATGAGTTGCTATCTAGACCACTAAAGAATGGATTGTTCCCTGTTGTTAGAGAAGATAATCCTTACGTGACCTTGCTTACGAATTCTGATATGCAATGCATATCAGCAGATTTTTCTAAGTATGGTGAGAACCATCCTACTGGATTCCATGATCAATCCATTTTTAGATTCAATAGAAATCTATTGAGCCAAACCCTTTATACTCTTCATGACGCCTACTGGAAGAATGGTCGCTATATGACACCTGGTGGTGAGCTCTCACTGCTTCACACCTTCCATTATTTGTATAACACAGAATCACCCGCATCTGTTTATGAAACAGATTACCCAACGCTAAGCTTCAATACACCTGAAGAAGTAGCAGATATTCAAAAGGAAATTAACAAAAAATGGCAGAACAATCAGTCCTCGTGACCCTTACTGCACCATCATGCAGTGGAAAGAGTCACCTTTTAAACTACATTCGCAATGAGCAAAAGCTTCCATGCATAGTGTCAACTACAACTAGACCTCCTCGCCCAGGTGAAGTTGACGGCGTTGACTACTTCTTTATCTCTGAAGAACAATCAAAAGACATTGAGGCAGCAGATGGGTTCGCAGAGCTTGCTATCTATAATGGTGTACGCTATGGTGTTACTAAATCGGAATTCAAGACGAAGCTTGATACGGGTTTAACATTCCTAATCGTTGAACCTTCTGGTATTGACCATTATGTAAAGCCAGCTCTCGATGCTGGGGCAATACATCTAAAATACTTCATCACTGTTCCACAAACAGTTCGTCTTGAACGATTCAAAAAACGGCTAGATGCCGATCTGGCTGAGGTTATGGATCGTCACACCCCCACCATTGAGGATGAACTTAATAAGAAGAAACAAATTCAATCATGTGTTGAAATGGGGTTGAAACGATATAAAGCCATGCTGACTGTTGAACCGGGATGGATTGACTTAGTGGCATGGGACGGAGTATTGTCAGGATTAGATTCGCCAAATCATAACATGTCAGTAATCCTTGGTAAGATTCAGCAAATGAATCTGAATAGCAACTGAACGGATCGAGATTAACTACAAAGTAAATACCTTTATGAAAATTACAGACAACACTCCTATGAGCGAAACTACTCCTACTTTCTGGCCCGCCGATATTGAAGATATGCACACCAAGTTTGGTGTTAACAAGGTCGTCGATACTCTTACTAATGAACAACTCAAAACTTATCTTAAGTTCCGCTTGGATATGGTTCAAGAAGAAGTTACAGAAGCCCATGCTGCTTTTGAAGCAGCAGATGCTGATGGAATTGTTGATGCATTAATCGACGACATCGTCTTTGTAATCGGAACTCTTAATGTATTGGGTGTCGATGCTTATAAAGCATGGAACATTGTCCATGCAAAGAACATGGAAAAGTCTCCAGGTGTTAAAGAAGGTCGTCCTAACCCTTACGGATTCCCTGACTTGATTAAGCCGGCTGGATGGACCGCTCCTTCTCACCTTGACAACCTCGGCTTGCTTAGCAAGATTTTCAAATGAAACAGATTAAATCTGTAGAATACGTTTACAATGGCAAAGAAGCTATTGTGACATACACTGATGGAACTAGACGAGTAGTTGCATCTGCAGCTGAACTCAATGAAGTTCAAGAAAACATTAATGTGCAGCAACAACGGCAAATCTTGATTGAGAAACCTCACCTTGCTGCAGGTAAACCAGTTTGAGATGAAGTATCTCAAATAGAAGAGCCGAAGCTCTTCTACAACTTTGATGTATAAGAAATAAAGGAAACAAATTATGTCTACAGCAAAAACAATCGCAGCAGTACAACGCTCTAAGCCATTCCAGAACTTGCTTGCCGCGGGTCTTCAATTGGTATCTACAGATCGTCAACTTCAAAATGGCACCCTTGCTTTCTCTGGAAAGATTAAGGCTGGTCGTAAGACAATCAAGCCTACCTACGCGGTCACTGCCAGTGGCGCGGTATTGAGCAATGAATTCGTTGCCCGTCGCGTAACAGCTGAAAAGGCGACTGATCAATACCGTCGGGGGCTCTCTGCAGTTTCTGAACTTCTTGACAAGAGATTGGCGGCTTAAGCCAGGCAGCTCTCAGGATATGAAGGGAGCCTTGGCTCCCTTCATTGTCTTAGATTACTTATCCCGCGATGAAGTGTGATGGGTGAAAGAGGAATGGGCAATGATGGTCAGAATGCAGCCAACTTGGAGTTGATCTCTCTGTTAAAACTGGGCCTACTGCCGATAAGTATTAATTCGATTACTTAGATAGTCTAAATAGGAGTCTTTGGGCTCCTATTTTGTTTGAGCAGTGATAAATAAAAGGTAATAATTACCATATAACCTGCTCGAGAATATGAAACTACTTGTACTTGCAAACGCGCACCATGAACTTATCAAGGAAGCTACGGTTGGAACTGCCAGCGTAGCCCTAGCCATGGAGAAGATGATCAAGTTTATCCAACGAAAGATGGATGAAAAGCTCATCAGGATTCCTGGAATTGAGCATTTTCACAATTCCACTGACAGCGGGTATGGTATTCGCTATGTATTTTCAGGTACAACGCGCTGTCTTCGCTTCAACTGGGGTTCTGAAGCTTCAGCTGGTAAGACTAGTGAGATTCACTCCATCGACATCTTCAATGGTAAGTCTGCTGATCCAACGTTCAGCATTCACTGCAAGGGTATTTCCTTCGCGCAATCACTGCCAGCTCTTGTAGCAATTCTTCATTCTCCAACAATTGGTCATGTTCGTGCCTTCCCAGTTAGCCCTGTTGAAGCTTTGTCTGAGTCAGTTATCATGGAAGTTGCGCGGGATGCATTCTCGCCTGAAGCTGCTCTCAATGACTTCCTCGGAAAACTCGCAGCAGGCAAGACATTCACCCGTTCTGAATTCATTGGTTCCTACCACATTATCAATGCCGGTATCTTTGACACAGTCTTCAGGGACTTCAATGACAGGTTTCAAATTGATGCCAGGAGAGTTTCGCTAAAGCCAGGTTCGAAGATCGACTCTCTTAAGGACTCTATTCTTTCAAAGGCAGGAGTCATCACTGTAACCCAAGGTGGTACAGATGAATCCTTCATGAAGACCAAGCAGGAAGAGCAAGTTGAAAAGGATACCGCTGAACGCATTCCATTTGGTGACACCCTTGAACACTTGGAAGGTCTCGTAACAGGTACCATAAAGGGGGCATTCAACGCTCTCTTTGTTGCTGGTAAGGGTGGATCGTTTTCAGGTTCAACTCTTGTAAATGTTATGGTTAATAATTCATCAATAAATTTAAATGATAATCATCAAACCGAAAACAAGATTGCCAATCATAATTAAAACGATAGAAGAAATTATTCCTCATCTTAAACGAGTATCAAAAAGCTGGCGATCTTTAACACCACAAGTTAAAGATAGCCTTTTATCACTTCTTTCAAGAAATCCAATTTATTCAGGAATGAATCTATTTCATCTAGACTTACGTAAAGATGTTTTACACATGCGATCCGGGACATTTTCTAGTGATCAGTATAAAAATATATTTGGATGGAGTGAAGAAGAAATAAGTTCATTAATAAAAAGTAAGGATAATATAATAAAAAATTCTTCTGGAGGTTTAACTCCGTGTATGAAAGAATTTTGGATTAAACATCACGGATTATCTGAAAAAGATGCTATTAAAAAAGTATCAGAAATCCAAACTAAACTAAGTAAAAGAAAAAAGAAAACTGTTTTTAACAATCCAATTTCTTTACAATATTATTTGCAAAGGGGTATTAATAAAGATGAAGCAATTAGGGCACAAAGTGAAGTTCAAAAGAAAAGAAGAAATAACTGTATCGAGTATTGGTTAAACAAGGGATATTCAAAGGAATATGCGAAAAAGGAAATATCTAATTTACAAAAACTTAGAAGTAAATTAAGTATAGAATATTGGTTACACAGAGGATACACATTAGAACAAGCACAAAAAGAAGCCTATCTTGCACAAAAAGCTCAGATGCCATCAAAAGTTTCAAAAATATCCAAAAAATTTTTTACCGAATTATTATTAGAGCTTAAAAAATATGGTTATTTAGAAAATGAATTCAAGTATGGTGATAACGAAGAATGCATTTATATTAGTTCAAAAAGACGCATATATTTAGATTTTTATCATCAATTAACTAAGAAGGTAATAGAATTTGATGGAAAATATTGGCATTCTGAAAAAACCATAGAAGATGAAAAAAGAGATAAAATGCTAAAAGAATTAGGTTATTCGGTTTTAAGAATTCCAGAAACATATGATAATGAACTTTGGAATAAATATCTTATTCAGGCTGTTGAATTCATCGTAAAGGAAAATTAATATGCAGTATATACAAGTCAATATGTATTGGCTAGAGCAGTATGTTAAAGACACATATAAGATTGAAGAACTAGAAATTGGGCACTTGTACAAAATTTCTGATATAATGATTGAAACCCCAAATGGGTTTAAACCTACTATTGGATTTATAAAGAAAAAGGGAAATCAAGCTTTTGTTGAATTTGAGTCAGGTATCAAGCATGAGTGTCTTTCCAATCATATGTATATTGCCGAAAATGGAAAAGCACATTTTGTTTATAATATGGTGCCAGGAGATAAAATTCGTACAAGAAATGGTATTGATATTGTTAAAGCTGTAACAATTACCGAAAATGAGATGTTTGCTTATGACTTATCTGTTGATTCTAATGATCAAATTTTTGTAACAGCAGATGGTATTCAAAGCCATAATACAGGTAAGACACAGACTGTTGAAAAGGTTCTTCATAATCATGGTTTGTCAGATGGTAACGGTTACTTCAAGAATACTGGTACGGCTTCCGCACTCGGTATCTACTCGCTTCTCTACAAGCACCGCGACGGCATTCTTTTGTTTGATGACTCCGATGGAGCTTTGGCCGATCAAGATGGTCGTAACCTTATCAAAGCAGCTACTGATACCAAGAAGCACCGCAAGATTGCTTGGAACAAAAAGTCTGCAGGTATGTATGATCCAGAACATGAAGATGCAGAAGAGTATGCAGAAGATGCGGACAAGTTGCCACGGCATTTTGAATTCACTGGGCGCATCATCTTTATTTCTAACTTGCCATTAAGCAAGCTTGATCCAGATGGTGCGCTTCGAACTCGAGCCTTCGTCATCAACATCGATCCAACGGATGAAGAGCTTTACGAGCACATGGAAAAGATTCTTCACGAAATTAAACTCGAAGATGGCCTTTCACTCTCAAATGAAGAACGTGAGAATGTTCTAACAGTTGTCAAGAAGTCAAAGCGCAAGGGAGATGTATCTCTTCGTAAGCTTGTTCGAGCTCTTAACCTTGCAGCATCTGGTGCGCCCAACTGGGAGCGCCTGGTTTCCCTATATGCATGACCTGTTTTTGCCGATTTCTATAATACTCTTATCTAAACAATGAGAGTATTTTATTATGGAAAAGAAATATGTAAGAGCATCAAACAGAAAACATCACATAGTTTATAAAACGACATGTATAGAAACAAATGCATTCTATATAGGCATGCACAGCACTGATAATCTAAATGATGGTTATCTGGGAAGTGGGGTTAGGCTTAGAAAATCGATTAGAAAATATGGTGAAGCTGCACATAAGACTGAAATCTTATTCGAATTAGAAAATAGACAGGCTGCATCAGATAAAGAAAGAGAACTTATTACTGCTGAACTAAGAAAGGATCCAAAGTGTATGAACTGCGGACCTGGTGGTGAAGGCTATTATGATAGACCAGCTACTAAAGAAGAAACGTCAGCTAAACTTTCTAAAGCTTCTAAGCAATATGTTCGCACTAAAGAGTGGTATGAAAAAGTAGTAGCTACTCGAAAAGCAAACAACAGTTATACTCATACCCCAGAAGCAAGAGAAAAGATTAGAGCTTCTCTAACCGGTAAAACTTTAACTGAAGAGCACAAGAAGAAAATATCAGAAGGTGGTACTGGGCAGAAGAGAACAGAAGAAACATGTTTGAATATCTCTAAGTCTCTAAAGGGAAAGAAGTTTAAATCTGGGGTAGATAGAAAACCTGTATCAGAAGAAGCTAAAGAGAATATTAGACAAGATCGCATTGGTAAAAAGCACTCTGAAGAAGCCAAATCTAATATGCGAAAACCTCATAAAAAGCCAAAAACCCGCCAATGTACTGTAGATGGTATAAATATCTATCAATCAGTAAGTCAAATGGTTAAAGCTTTAGGTTCTGGTCAAAATAGTCGGAGATCACCAAATTTTAGGTGCATAATATGAAAACTTCATTCAAACAGTTCGTTCAAGAAGGTCCTATACTTGATAAGGTGAAGAAATTTTTCAAGAAGAAAGAAGTTATTCCTACTGACCCACGAATGAAGCCTGCTTTCATTCAAGCAGGTGGTGAAAAGAAGTATGACATCATGGGATGGCAAATCGGATGGTTTTGTTGTCAAGCAGATCCATCAGGAGATCCAAAAGAAATTTTCAACAAGATGTATTATGGTGGCGGAAGCCCTATCTCATTTGATGAGAAGTCTTTTTACGCTGGATTTAAAACTTGCAGAGAGATGGCATCCTAAAATGATTTCCTTCAAGCAATTTATTACCGAAATGGGCGGTTGGTCTAAGACTATTACGCAAGACGTAAAGCTTACCCCAGCTACAGCAAAGAAAGCATTAGCTAATATGCCTAAATTCGAAAAAGAGTTTAATGCTTATTTGAAGACGCACGATTATGCTCCTATTAAAATTGGTAAGCCAATCGGTTCAACTGCATATCTTGAAAGAGATTTGAAGGAGCATCCAGATAAAGAATATGGAGACATTGATATTATCTTTTCAATGCCACGTATTCAAGGGACAACTGAGAGCAAGAATCAATCCCTATATCGTCAAATGGTTATCTCATTCATTAAGGATGAAAAACCTTCTTACATTTACGATGGTGGTTCTGAAAATGGAACTAATATTACCGTCTCAGTAGGAGATGATAAGTGGGCGCAAGTAGATTTAGTAGCAGCATTTACTGAGACTGAGGATTGGACTACCCATCGTATGACCCCCGAGTATGGATTAAAGGGAGCTCTAATGGGATTCCTTTATGCTTCATTAAGTGAGTTATTAAATGTAAGTATTGGCACTTCTGGTGTTCAAGTAAAACATATTGATGGTGAAATGGTTCCATTTAAGAAAATAAAGGTTGATAGCGTTAATACTATTACAACTGATATTGGACATTTTGCTTTAGATACTTTCAATTACCTATACAATCGCACTCATGCTACTGGAAGCAAACCGAAAATTGCTCCACTACTTAATTCAAACCCCGGTATGAAGAGAGGAGATATTAAATTCGACGATTTAGCAAATGCTGTTCGCGGAATGGGCAAGTCTTTTGAGCTTAATAATATGTGGGGCCAGGGCGATTTGAAACATATTAAAGACTACTCTGATTTTATATCGAAAGTCAAGGCATCCTATATTGCTAAGGCAGAAGATGCAGCAAATGCATCGAAATTTGAGAAAGCAGCTACTGTTGATGCGAAGAATAGAGCTGAAGCTACAAAAGAGATGCTTAGATCTAAGTCAAAAGAACTCATAGCAAAACTGTAACAGAGTTACAAGAATTGTTACACATTTTGGTTACAAAATAACCTGAAAACTGTGTACTTTCCTCAGGTTGTAGGGTATAATTACTTATGACCAAAAAGCTAAAGTCCTCCAGAAAGCGTAGAACCGATAGATCTCACATCATCTATCTTCTTACTAACTGCGTTACCTCGGAAACCTACATTGGTCTGGCTGTTTGTGTAGATCGTTCGGGCAAGGAAACTTTAGCTGCTCGTTGGTCACGTCACGTAGGTCGTGCCTTCAATCAAGACAAAGGCTGGAAGCTTTGCGAATCCATTCGTAAGTATGGTCCAGAAGTTTTCCACAAGGAAATCATTTGCTTTGTTCGTGGTAAGGCTGCAGCCCACACTCTCGAAACCCAACTGAAGAAAGAAGGCCGCCCGGCCTTGAATACTGTATGATGCCCATTACTATGTCTCAACGTGATGCTCTCTTTGAAGCTGGTTATGCTGCTCGAAAAGCTGAACGTCCTCGTGCTACTGCTACTTGCGTAAAGTTTGCTGAGATCATGAAGGAATTTCCCGGCTTTGATCTCAAAACCTTTGAAGTTCTGTGCCATGAATGGTATGAAGGTTTCGATGCTTACACTGATGACATTATTGCTGCGACATTCGATGATGATGAATTCTTCTTAGCCAAGACAGTTGCTAAGAAGCAAAAACGTGCAGCTCGCCTGGCTCATGCAGGAGAATAAATGTTTCAAAATCAAGAAACCTTTCTGCCTGGTATGCGGCGACATACCTTCAAGCCCAAGACAGTTTTCCACCGGGTTGCTACCTTCACCTTCGAAGAAGGTATGTATGTTATCAACCACATCAAACAGAAGAATCTCCATGGTGTTGAAGTTGAGGGTATCACTGATCCGCAATCTACTCGCATCCGTATGATCGCAAATGGTCAAACTGCTTGCGTTAAATGCGGCCTGAAAGGTAATCACTTCTACATTGAACGCCACAAGAAAGATTTGGCTAGCAAGTACAGTCTCAATCTGTATGCTCTCACAGAAGATGGTTTTGAAGTCATGATGACGTGGGATCACATCATCCCTAAGTCTCTAGGTGGTTCAAACCGGCTGTGGAATGCTCAGTGCATGTGTCAAAAGTGCAATGCTGCTAAAGGCAATTATCTGAGTTTGGCTGAGCTGGTTGAGATTGGCAGTCATAAGAATGCTCACCTCATGTATAGCTTGCCGCAAATACAACTTAACAAGGACAACGGAATTACACGTACTTTGAAAGATGTTCGTGAGATGAACCAGAAATGGGAAAATACTCAAGCTGTGCCAGTGTTTAAGAAAGCTGACCTAACGGAAACTGCAAATGTCTAAAGAACTATTCACCGTAAATTATGACAAGGTGCTGAGTGATCCCAGTATCTCGGCTTTGACCAAGCTGACTGCCATGGAGCTGAAAACTCAACAGTACCTGACGCTTGCTGAGTTCATTCAAGGCTTGAGCGAATCTGACTTGGAAGGTTTGGTGCAATCATTCGACAAGTTGTCTGATGATCGTGTCATCAACGACGTCATTATACTTGCAGAGATTGTCGCAAGTGGTGAAGGTGATAGCATTTTCAACAATGATGAGAATGAGCGGATGTCAAACCTCTGCTATTTTGTGAATGTGGTTACGTGTGAATCACTGAAGCGCAAGGGATTGATTACGATTGATTACAAAAACGTAACATTTGATCCTGCATACAAAGACAAAATTTTTGCAAAGGTGGTCTAAATGAAATCATTCACTGTAGAACTAATCGAGGATGGTGATGATGTCATTCTGCCATTGCCTCAGGAAGTACTGAGCTCTCTTGACCTAAAAGAGGGAGATGCTGTAAACTGGTCTGTACAGGAAGACGGATCTGTAAAATTGACTAAAGTCATTGTTCCTTAAACAATACTTTTGGACAGAATGTAACAATTGTTACACTTCTTTTGTAAATAACTGTGTTCAAAGCTCAGGTTATGGGGTATAATAACCTATCAGTTAATTAACTTAGAAAGTTTATCAGATGTCCCATGTTGCTACTCTCTCCTTTCAGACCTCCACAAACAAGTGGGTGGCCTCCTTCAACGGAAAGATTCTGGCTTCCTCTCCTAACAAGGACTATGTGATAGGTAATATCCGCTCCGGTCGTTGCACTAAAGCCGTAGCTGCGGGTGTAACTGAAGTTCGTGAGGTTGGCGAAGCTACTGTGAATGTTACAACTGGAAAGACCGAGAAGGTTGATCGTTTTTCGATCAATGAACGTTTCGACTTTATGACCGACTTTGTTAACATGGTTGCTGACCACACCTGTGCTTCAGTTATCGTAACTGGTGAAGGTGGTCTTGGAAAAACTTTCACAGTCAACAAAGCCCTTCAAAATGCCGGTCTCCAAAATACTGCTGATCTGGTCGGGTTCGGATCTGACTCCCTTTTGAATCCTTCTGTGTCTGCGAAGATTTACTCAGTAGTCAAAGGCTACTCGACTGCTAAGGGTCTCTACCGCACTCTCTACGAAAACCGTAATCGTATTGTGATCTTCGATGACTGTGATTCTATTCTCCGTGACCCTGTTGCCCTGAACCTTTTGAAAGGTGCTCTCGATTCCTATGATCGTCGCATCATTTCTTGGAATGCCGAGTCTTTCGGTGACGATGATCTTCCTCGCTCGTTTGAATTCACTGGTGGTGTGATCTTCATCTCGAATTTCCCACTCTACAAAATCGATCAAGCTATCCGGTCTCGTGCAATATGTGTTGATTTGTCCATGACGACTGCTCAGAAGATTGAACGCATGGGAGCTATCATCAAGGGGGATGACTTCTTGCCTGAATACGAATTGAACACCAAGAAAATGGCTCTTGCTTTCCTCGACAAGATGAAAGATGAAGCCACGGATTTGAATCTGCGGACTTTGATTGCTGTTACGAAGGTTGCAGGTCGTGGAGATAACTGGGAACGGCGGGCAGAATACCTGTTGAATGCTGCATAATGAGACACTTTACAATCATGGCCGAGCATCTCGATGGCCGAGTTCGTCTCATGCATACCGACAAAGACTATCTTCTTGCAGAGGAAGATAGTGTCTATCTGCTCAATGAATTAGGAGATAGAATGCTCGAAGAGGGCTTGATTATCAGTTATCAGATTTTGGAACTTGTGGGTTCTCCAGTATCAAAGGTCGAATAAATGTCATACAGTATTCCCAAGATCACAAATGCCTGAGCATGATGAAGCTTTGCAACAACTGGAAGAAGAGGATAACTGGTAATGATTAAATCTGCAAACAAAGTTAGCGGGCATCTGTTGAGAACTTTTGGCCATGAAGGAGGGGGATATGTTTTTCGTGTTTATGGTCCTGATCATACCTTTATTGACTATGATATTCATCATGTTGATCTTTGTGTTACCATCGAAGATGAAGATGCTTTCTTCTATAGTGGAGATGGTATTGACCGAATCGACCACTCCCCGCAAACTCTTGGATTGAAAAAAGACTCAGCTTCTGATTAAAGAATTGTTAGCTAAGGACAGAGCCCAAGACTACTGGTCAGTTGATGAAGCCCGATTTATGGTTGAACACATTGGCCAGAATAAATTCTGTAAGCTGATCATTGAACGTCTTTGTGAAGAGTTTGATGCTGTAACTTGTGGTGATCATAATACTGATGAGTTCGACGATGGCTATGATGCAGGTCTGGCCCAGGCTGCAAGTTCTGCTAGAGCATTGTTTGGTCTATAATAGAACGAGCTAACAAAAATAGTTTGATAAGATAAAGAATATGGAAGACATCAAGGTCTCCAGTGCAATCATAAATGTTAAGATAAAGATGAGGAATGAAAATGAGCAAAGAACCGTATGCACCCTTCCTAACAGCAATGAAAAAGCTGGCTGAGGTGCAAGAACTTCTATCACATGGGCAAGCAACCATCTATGTGGAACAGATGGTGGGCGCCTATGAATACTTGATGAATCGTTTTGCGCCTTTTTGGCCTGGCGATACTGTGATGCTATTGAAGGCCCCAGATCCTATGCCGTCTGGATGGGTCAGCTGTTCGCACTATCTCAAGCCCGGGTCACTAGCTATAGTGAAGCACGTGTCGTGCGATGGAAAAGGCTTTCGGGTTGAAGTAGAATTTCTAGACGAGAGCTGGATCAATAGTGCTGGTGAAGTTATCCTCTTGGAGCAAGATCGTCGGCATACATTTAGCTTTAGTGATGTAAGTTTTGTGAAGGTACCATGATGACCTTGGATGATTTGAAATTTATCTTCAGTAAGCAGATCAAAGAAGGCACCACAAGCCTTTATTTTCTGCTAGTTGATGGTGCGCATAAAGTTGTAGAGCACCACCCTCTAGATAAGATTGAAGAGCTCATCCCAATGCTTGAGCACTTTGAACTCACACCGTTTGATCCTATGCCAAGGTTTGTAAAATGACAGACGACTTTAGGGCTGGGGCCAAAGCCATGTTCGACTATTTTCATTTTAGAGCCGCTAATAATTGGCACCCCAGAATGCAGGAACATTGCAATAAAGAAAATGCTCTAGTATTATCTTGGGCTAAAGATGCATTAAGTGAAGTGTCACCTGAAGATGCTGATGAATGGGTGTCAATTGATCAAGCATACAAGGATGGTTTTGAAGCTGGAAAGAATTCAAAATGAGAAACAAATATTAACCCGTCTGCTCTGTTTGTCACAGGGCTGTTGCTGTTGGCGCAGACAAAACAAATATGTTTGATGGTAAATGGCTTACACGACACGGGGAGACCCGCGTTGTATTAAGCGTGACAAACCAACTCCTCCACCATATGTTCATACGCATGGGGACTACCACCAAATACAAGAAGAATTTACTAACACAGAATTTGAAGATGCCATGGGTATCGGACGGGAACCATAATGTCAATTTACAATCCAGATGTTTGGGTAGTGCTAGAATTCACAACTGAAAATGAAACTGTTCGCAAGGTATTTGCTGGATGGTATGGTGGTTTTGCTGGCTCTGATAGTTGGAAGCTCAGCTCAATGATCAACACCATATCTGAATTCCAAAATCACTACGAGTTCTTGTGCGAGAGCGGAAGCACCTACAAGTGTCATAAAAGTACTCAGAAGATGAGCATGTACATGATGACTGTATGCAGCTTTTGGCTCGAGGAAGCTAAAAAAGAGGGAGCCTTGAAAATCGAAGTCGTAGAAGGTAAATTGACCTAAATCTTGTTACAAAGTTACAAGAATTGTTACACATTTTGGTTACAAAATAACCTAAATAAGTGTGTACATTTAGCAGGTTGTAGTGTATAATTACTTATCTTTAACAAATGCAGAAAGTATTTTATGTCCTCAATCTTTGTTTCTCGTAGTCCAGCTCCTCAAACCAAAGAACAAAAGAAGATTTCTTCCTTGGTCTTGAAGCCCAGTACTGCTGCTAAAAAGCGCATGTTGCCTGGTCCGGTTACTGTGCTTTACAAGAAGCCCGAAACCGAAGTCAAGGAGTAAATCCAAATGTCTTATGTCATCTTCAACACCGAAACTACCGAATTCTTTCGTGTGTGGCGCCAAGGTTATTGGCAAGATGCAAAGTATGCTGATGAAGGTGCCGCAAAGACTGCAATGACCAAGCTTACCAAGGCTGGCAAGATCGATCCTTCGAAGTTTTCCATCATGGAAATGTCCGAGTTCAAGAAGATCGAGAAGACAGAAACGGTTTGCAGTTTGATGTCTGGTAAGCCAGTAGTTCAGTCTGTAAACACCCCTCTCTGCTGTGACCCTAGTTCAGAGACCTATTGGAGTATGTAATGTCCACTTTCAATAACGAATATCTCCATTTTGTGGAAACTGTTTCTATTGTCCCTTGGGAAACCTTCGATGCTGACTATGCCGAATTTTTAATTGGTGGAGAACTATAATAAACTTCAAACGAAAACTTACCATTGTGAAAACAGCAGTTTCTCAATCAAGCGATTGCTGAGGTGGAAAATGGCATGAATATTACGTCAATACTAAGATTGAAGCTGCAATTCTCACCTTGAATCTGAATGCTAGTTCTATGCGTGTCCGCTTCCCTTGGATGGGGAAGGTAGAAACCCGAGACATCTTGATGACAGCAGACATGAATGTTACACTTTGTTACACTTAAACTGCAAAACTGTGTACATTTTGTCAGGTTTAGTGTATAATTACTTATCGATTGATTAACTTAGAAAGTTTAAAATGCTGAAACAAATCGCTGAAATCACTGGTCTCCGTTACAATGAACAAGACACTATCGCAATGGGGCTCCTGAACCGCATTGCTAACTACATCCCAGCAAACGTGAAGGCTGATGACAAGTACTTCGCTCGCATGGTTGCTATGGCCGAAGATCGAGTTAATGCTGAAGGCAATCTCTGCATTGTGAGCCTTGTCAAGGCAATTACTGCTGAACCTATTGAGAAGGTTCTGAAAATCAAGTCTAGCCCTAAGGGTGCTCGCATCAAGGTTGCTGCAGTCAATGGAGTTCGCTTCAGCTTCGGTCCAATCTGGAATGCTTCGGTTATCAAGGGTAAGGGTATCGCATTGGTTGAAGCCAACCGTGTGAAGCTCAACCACCAAGCTGAAATGCTGGGTATCGCAGCTCCCGAAAAGATGGAAGCTGTTGCTCTCACCGCTGCTATTGCTACCCTGATTGCTTAAGGAAAGAAAATCACGCAGGCATTTACTATTGATGGTTTTGAAGTTCTCAGTTCTGATGGTGACTGCATGACGATTAGCTGGTAAGTAAATAGTTTAACGCATCAAAGGAAAATATCATGGGCGGAAAAGCAACATCGATTTATCTGACCGTTTGCCCTAAGGGCAGCCACATCAGTGTTTTCAAGAAGGTCTTCTTTGAAGCCAAGGCATACAACGAGTTTGTGAGGGATCCAGCCTTCATTGAGAAGTATCCTAAGGACCGGTTTGACGTCATCAAAGAGACCTACTGACATGTCCGCCTTTGAACTACTTGATGCAGTAGAGACCCAGATTATCCGTCTGGGTGAGCTGCGTAATCTTTACAATGTGATAGTAAATGGCATGCCTACCTCTAATGCTACTGAATTGCTAGTTCAATTCGGTATATCCAGGGGTCTCTTGAAGATATAAGTTTGCGGCTTTCTGCAGACTTCCAAATACTGCGTGAAGCTATAATGACAAATGATAACACTGACTGAAATACTTGAAAGCATCAACGTACATAGACAGAAACGCATTGAGCGAAGAGCTAAAGAGCTGATTAGCGACGATTTGGTTTTTCGGCTTCGCAAGCGAGCAGAAATTCGCAGACAGATTTCTACACGTAAGAGCGTGCAAGAAGGTAAGCCTGATCGTATTGCTGATCTTCTTGAAGAAGCTGCAAATGAAATAGAACGATTGAGAAATGGCAAATAAGTTTTTTACATCTGACCTCCACTGGGGTCATGAACGTATTATCGGATATTGCAACCGACCGTACCAGTCTGCTCGCCAAATGGACGAAGCGTTGATTTACAACTGGAACCTTGCAGTCAAGCCTGATGACATCATCTACATTTTGGGGGATGTCTTCTTCTGCAATCAAGAAGAAGCAAAGACTATCCTCAATCGTCTAAATGGTAAAAAGAGATTAGTCTATGGAAACCATGACAAGGTTATTCGTAATCAAAAACCTATTCAGGATCTATTCGAGGAAATTCTTCCTGAACTTTACACTGAGCACATTGACGGTATTATGGTTCATATGTGCCATTACCCAATGCATTCCTGGAACAAAGCTTTTCACGGTTCCTATATGCTTCATGGTCATGTGCATAGTCCTCAACCTATAGATGGCAAAGTCCGTCGATATGATGTAGGTGTTGATGCTAACCATTATGCACCAGTTAGGTGGGAAACAATTAAGAAGACGCTCGATAGTATCCCTGCTGGAGAACCTGATAATATTCGTTCAAACCGCAAAACAGAAAACGAGAAGAAAGAACTATGACAAACTTCACGTGCGAGCTTGCCTGCACACTTGAATTGAAGCCAGATTTTAAAGCTGCAGGCGTTATCCTGCACTCAGTTAAATCTAATCGTTATCTATTCGTGCAGCGTGGTAATCGTGTTATGCAGCCCCGAACCTGGGCAGGCTTCGGTGGTGAGATTGATCCGGGTGAAACAGCTGAAGAAGCAGTTATTCGCGAGCTCAAAGAAGAAGCTGGATATTCAAATGCTGTTAAGCTAAAGAAAGTTTTCACTTTCAACAATGGTAAGTTTACCTACACTAACTATATTGGCGATGTGTGGGATGAATTTGAACCTACACTCAACTGGGAAAATATTGATTACATTTGGTGCAATGCTAACGATCTTCCATCACCTCTTCACCCGGGTATTATTGACATGTTAAAAGTGGTCAAATTGAGTTGATAATGGTTGGTATGCAGTAGCTTGTTGTTTAACGTCAAGCGCTGCTCTATCTTCCCGTGATAACTTCTTCCATTCCTTATTTGGAATGTTCTAGCCTTTCTAGGGGAAGGCCATCCAATAACTGCCCTTCTTCATCTTCCCATCAGGGTTAGTGATAGCCCTTGTCCCAAATCGCTGCATGCCCATAGCAGTCTCTTCACCCTCCGGCGTTTGTCATACTATACGGTTAGTGTGGCCTTCCTTGTCAGTATAAGTAGCTAATATCTTTCTTGGAGGTATTGATCCTTTGCTTGCACCAGGAGACTTCCATAATTCACCCGGCTTATTATGAGTGCCATCGAACTCAGGGTTAATTTTGAATTTAATCACTGGTGTGGCAAGTGGGCATCAGCTTCTACATACTTCCTGATTTGCTGTAAATCTTCAGACCTGTCAGCTTGAGTAGCTAATTTCAAGAATACAAGTGGAGCTGTATAGGCCACAAAACCTTCATATACTACATTCAGCCCCATAGGAGTAGATGCAGTGACCTGCTTCTTTGTAAGCATTAATAATGTCAGAACACTATGCTTTCAAAATGGTAGCCAGGCCTTCAACCTTACTAACCTTAGTGACTTCTTTATCTTTAGGGTCAGCCAGGTTATGGATTGCACGAGGGCAGAATAGTTCAAAAACTTTCACGTGTAACACTTTTCTCGAGTATTTGACAAACTTATTTGTAAAATCTTTTTGCAACCTGGCAAAAAGTACGCAGGTTGCAGTGTATAATTACTTATCAGTTGATTATAATAGAAATTAAAAATGGATGTTGAAATAGTTATGGAAGAAGTTAAAATGCCAATTAAGGAAAATCTTTCCTCGCATACATACATTGACATTGATGGCGAATTTATCCGCCAAACCAGTGTAATCGAATTTCAAGTAGAGTAAAAATGGCCGTTCAACTCGATAATCTTACCGATGAGCAGTGCAAGATTGCCAGCATTCTTTGGGCGTGCGAGACACAAGAAGAAGCAGATGAAGTAGTTGAAAAGGGAGGCATTGAGTTTGCTAAAATTCGTTCCCTCTTAATTGCGGCTGCCTTTGATGACATAGAACATATTAGGGATGCACAAGCATTAGTTGAGAGAATAAAATGACGAATGACGAGCTTCGAAAAATCTTTGACTTGAAGCCTTGCCCAAACCCCGGTCATGAATTCAAGTTCGGAAGATTGATGGGTGAATGGCGGCGGGCTGCAGATTGCTGGTCTCAGCTAGTTGGCGATAAACTTCAGACTTTGTGGTTCTCAATTCACACTACCAAATCAACCGATAATCTGACCATTTACTGCTTAACAGTTTGGAAGCTGAAAGTTATAGTAGGGGTAGTATGATGAAGCGCGGTTTCTTCTGGTCCAAGACTAAAGGCCTCAATGCCGACATCGCTCGTCATCGCATAAAAGAAAAAGAACTCCGTGAAAAGATTGCAGAACTTGAAAAAGAAGTTCTAACTGACCCTGGAATGGACACTTATTTACAGGCCTATCGTTCTCTTCTCATCAAGCTCCAAGATAGCAAGGCAGAAGTTGTTTCGAGGATTGGACAATGAAAATTCGTATCGCATCTGATCTGCATCTTGAAGCCTTTCGCGGGTGCAACATGGAGTCTTTAATTGTTGATGTTCTTCCATCTGACCCACAAGATGCAGAATCAGTACTCATTTTGGCAGGTGACATCTCTGCCGATCCTAACCAGCTGCTGGATTTTCTGCGATTGGTTGAGGTTCGATTCCGCCAAGTCATCTATATTCCGGGTAACCATGAATATTACCGACATGAGTATCATGCTTGGAACAAAACCCTGGATGATCGCTTTACTGAGGTTCTGACTCGAACTCAATGGGCGAATGATAGGGTCGGCTTCTACATCCTTGAAGGGCAACCTTTCATCTTCGCAACCATGTGGACCGAGGGTGGGCGTACTCTACAAGAACGTGCGATGGTTGGTTCTGCAATGAATGACTTCCGTTTGATTCGCCACGGACAAAGTCCCTTCACCGTTAGTCTGATGGAGATGTACCACAAGCGACAGAAGAAAGAGATTGTTCGGCTGCTGACGGAATGGAAGGGTGGAGTTCGGCCCGTTGTGATTACCCATCACATGCCCAGCTATTCGCTGTGTCATCCACGATTTGGAAACCATATTAATGGTGGCTTTGCAGCAGAATGCGATGACATTTTGCACGAGGATTATGCACCCCCAATCTGGATCTATGGTCATACGCATGACTGCGGAGATACTGTGATTGAGAAGACACGTGCTATTGCTAACCCGATGGGATATCCTCGCGAATTTGGTCCTAACTCTCAATACAATAAGTACAAAAAAGGTCCATTCTTTGTAGAAGTGTAACAAGTTACACTTCTTTTGCAAATAACTGTGTACTTTTGCCAGGTTGCAGTGTATAATAAATCATAAATTGATGATACTGAGGAATAAATGATCTACGATTCAAGTAAGAACTACCTAGATGGATGGGTCACTCTTATCTTCGATGGTAATGATCCTACCCTCTTTGAAGTTGTCGAATATGTTCAAAAGAACTACGGCTTCATCCCAAAGAGTGATGGCATTGAAAGTCCTTGTGAAGGTTTCGGTGGTTTCCCCAATCCTGGTATCGTAAAAGCCCATCCACTTGAAGGAAGATTCTGATGAAAAAGGTGAAATGCTTTCCAAGATGATTGTCATCGCAACGAATGCCCATGCAGGACAGTTCGACAAAGGTGGCAACCCCTATATCTTGCATCCATTGCAAGTGATGTCCTCTCTCAAAGAGGATGATGAAGAACTCCAATGTATTGCAGTTGGGCACGATGTCATTGAAGATACTTCTACGACTTACAAGTTCCTCCGAGATGAGGGAATGTCTGAACATGTCATCGAAGGTATCCGCTGCTTGACAAAAGTTCCTGGTCAAACCTATGAAGAATACCAAGCAGATGTATTCGGCAGTGTGGATGCTATGAAGGTCAAGAAATGCGACCTCCGCCATAACACAGATACCCGGCGCTTGAGGGGTATTACCAACAAGGACACTGCTCGAATGGCAAAGTACATGAAGTTCTATGCCGACATTGAAACGCGTCTGAACCTCAAGGTGGTAGTATGAACGATATCGAATTCATTGAAGAATGTCTTGCTAGTTATATCCAAGATCAACGCCGAGCTGTAGAGAACAGCAATAGCTGCACCCCATCGTTCTACACTAATGAAGAGCGACGGATTGTTGAAGAGCAATCTGCTATCTACATGGCTATGGCTCGTATCAAGGAAAGGCTTGGAGAATAATGAGTTTGAAAGAAAGATTTGCTCTATGGTGGAAGCAGTTCTCATGCTTACATACAATGGAAGTAGAACATGAAGATGATGCATGTCAGGTAGAGCGATGCACTCATTGTGGATTAACACGAACACATGGTGGTTGAAATGAACGAGAAGATAAAAAAGCTTATTGAGCAATCTTACGATCAAGTTCCTCATGAGCGAGATTGGGATGCAATGTCATCTGTCTTTAACAAAGAAAAGTTTGCTAATTTGCTTCTCAAAGAAGTTCTCAAAGAGACACAGAAGGTTTGGTACCAGCTTAATGATACACCTCCTGCCGAAGGTGAAACTCTGCGAGATGTGGGTATTCACATAGGACAAAAGGCTGGCATTATGAAAGTAGCACAACATCTTCGTAAACATTTTGACGTAACCTAATCTCAAGTTTACGCCAGATATTTCTTTTGTATGGTACTGCATATCTCGTTGGGTGTCACCCTTGTTTTACTTATGTGACCTCGCTTTTCAATATTTGGAAGTTGTTCTAAGTTTTGTTTTCTAGTTATTTTCCAAACTTCTCTTTTATAGTTTTCGAAATCTGAACGCAGCACAGGAGAAACAATATCACTATTAACTATTAACTGTTTTAGTTAGTACGTCATTATTAGCTCCGCTTTGAGCTCGAGATAAACCGGTCTGGTCATCCCGACTCTTATTTTCTGAGAAAAAAATTTTCATCAAATTTTATAGTGTTTAGTCTCTTTTGTGCTGCTTCTAAATATCCATCATTCTGTTTTCTTGTAATAGCAGTTTTCCGTGCGGATACTACTGAAAATTTCAGGCCATCTACTAATTTTGATTTTCCTATAGATATAAGTTTACCTCTACAGTAACTTGAGCACGTTCTCGGAAAACAATACCTCCCATTATAGCACTAGTGAAGTGTTGATTCTACGCACATCTCACATACAGGTTGAATAATTTTTCTAGGACGACTCAACGACTCACAGTTTACTTCCTTATTAGGCTAGTTTATAATCTATTATAACAACGTTGACACAAAGCCAATCATGACAAAATACGCAAAACAGACGTACCAGGTTCTAGACGAAATTGAGCACATCCGTAAACGGACTGGTATGTATGCTGGTTCTACAGCAGAACAGCAAGCAATGGAATGGGTTTATGATCTCGAAACCAAGAAGATGGTGAAGCGAGACATCAACTACATCCCAGCATTGGTAAAAATCTTCTCAGAAATTCTCGATAATGCTATTGACGAATCTCGTCGAGCACCAGAGACACTCGATTCTATTCGTGTATCCTTTGAGGATGATGGAAGCATTTCAGTTCAAGACAACGGTCGCGGAATTCCCGTTCAGATTCATGAGCAAACTGGTAAGTATATTGCTGAGACAGTGTTCTCTAATCTTCGTGCTGGTTCAAACTTCAACGATGATGAAGATCAACAGCTTATTGGAACCAACGGTGTAGGTTCAACCCTCACAAATGTTCTCTCTTCACATTTCAGAATCGAAAGTTGTGATGGTAAGAAGTTGTTCAAGCAAGACTTCCGGAAGGGTATGCGCGAGCGTGACGAACCTACCATAAAGGCTGATAACAAGAATCGCACAAAGATTACCTTTACCCCTGATTACGAGTTCTTCAACCTGAAAGGGTTGAATGAAGGCAATCGTCTTCGTATGATGAAGAAGGTTGTTGATGCTGCTGCATGTAACATTGGTGTAAAGTTCTATATCAATGGTGAACGTATTATGATTCGAGACTTCGAGGATTATGTTGCACTCTATGCTACTGACTATGTTGTTGATTCAACTCCAGATTGGAAGGTTGGTATCTCTTCGAGCGACGGATTTGAGCATGTAAGCTTTGTGAACTCAGTTGAAACATACCAAGGCGGTACCCATATTCTGTACGTGACGATGCAGATTGCAAATGCTGTCCGCGAGTTCATTAAGAAAAAGCACAAAATCGATGTTACCCCAGCTCAAATTCGTGATCACTTCCGTGTCTACATTGCTGCCAACATTAATCGCCCTAAGTTCTCTTCACAGACAAAAGAGAATATGATTTCAGCTGTTAGCGATTACAAGACAAGCTGGGAAGTTCCAGACAAGATGATCAACAAGATTGTCAAGTCGACGATCATCCAATCAATTCTGGATTGGGCAGAAGCTAAGGCCCACCAGGAACAGATGAAGGACCTGCGCAAGCTTAACAAGGATACTGATAAGGCTGACCCTCGTCGTGTTGATAAGTTCTGCGATGCTCTCGAAAAGAAGGACCGCACTAAGTGCGTTCTGTTCTTGGCTGAAGGAGATTCTGCGGCTAAGTCTTTGTTCGCTGCTCGTGGTAAGACTAACTTCATTGGTACATTCCCTCTGAAGGGTAAGCCATTGAATGTCCGTGAAAAGGATATTGCTCGAGTACTTGGACTTGATAAGAAGAAGGACGGTAAGTCTGAGCCAAATGAAATCCAGAAGATTCTGACTATCATCGGTCTTCGTATCGGTGAGAAGGTTAACTCTCTGTCTGAACTCCGCTTCGGTAAGGTTGCGTTTGCCACCGATGCTGACGTTGACGGCTCCCACATTGCCGGTCTGCTCATGAATGTATTCGATACATTCTGGCCTGAATTGTTCGAGCTTGGGTTCATTCACATCCTCCGTACTCCTGTTGTGAAGGTTGTTTTGAAGAACAAGGAAGTTATTGAGTTCTTTACTGAACGTGAATTCAAGGATTGGGTAAAGAAAGACGGTCAGAAGGCAAAGGGTTGGTCACATCGCTACTATAAAGGATTGGGTACGACAAAGACCAATGACTTTATCCCATACATGGAAAACTTGAATCAATATCTGTTCCAGATTACAATGGATGGGCAGGATGACAAGCAAGCTCTTGACCTTGCTTTCAATGGAGAACGCGCTGATGACCGTAAGGCCTGGCTCGAGACTCCTGCCGATAACTTTGAAGACTTCATAGTTGAAGCAGCCTAATACAAGATTACTTCCGTTAAAGAACAGGTTATAATACTATATGGTTACAAAACATACACCTACTGATACTGGCAATCTTAAGGTTCGCTGTATCCCAGCCCGACACTTTTTTAATACGGCATTTAAAGAATTTTCACTATATGATAACGTTAGAAGTATTCCACTTTTGACGGACGGATTAAAACCTGCTCAGCGAAAAGCAGTATATGGCACATTTCTTAGAGGAGAAAATGCTGGACTATTAAACGTAGAGCGGTTATCTGCTGCAGTTGCCGCGTCCACTGACTATCACCACGGCATTGGCAGCCTTACATCAACTATCATTGGTCTTGCAAACGATTATCCTGGTTCGAACAACATGAACCTCTTTGTCCCTGAAGGACAGTTTGGTTCTCGTTTGACTTCTGAAGCAGCTGCTCCTCGTTATATTGAGACGAAGCTCTCTACATTCTTTCGCGCACTCTTTCCTAAGGCAGATGATGCCATCCTGGTTCACAATGAAACCGATGGTGAGAAGATTGAACCAAAAACCTATCTTCCAATCCTTCCTTTGTCATTGATTAATGGTGCGCAAGGTACCGGAACTGGACACGCTTGTGTTATCATGGCATACAATCCTAAAGAGATTGCTGCTGCGTGCTTAAATGTTCTGGCTGGTAAGAAGCTGAAGCCTGGTACCTTGACCCCCTGGTACAATGGATTTAGTGGCAACATCACTCGCAATCCAGAAACTGGGCAAGTTGTTATTACTGGCAAGCTTCAAGTGGTTAACTCAACCACCATCAAGGTCACAGAGCTTCCAGTTGGAGTGTATCTCGACCAATACAAATCCCACTTGAACAAGATGGAAGATGCTGAGTTGATCAAGGATTGGGAAGACCGTTCCACTGAAGATGGATTCGACTTCACTATCACTGTTCCTCGCTCACTGACTGCTTTGCCTGAAGAAGAACTTTACAAGAAGTTCAAGCTCATCTCTCGTGATACAGAAAATCTGACTCTTTGGGATGTTGATGGAGTTCTAAAGCGCTTTGATTCTGTTGAAGCAATAGTTGAAGCATTTGTCCCGTGGCGCCTGAGCCAGTATGAAGTTCGGCGTCAGAAGCTTATTGCTGATGCTAAGGAATCCATTCATTGGTCCTCTATGAAAATCAGGTTCATTAATTTTTATCTGAAGAATACTGTACTCTTTAAAAATACTGGTAAGAAAGAGTTGATTGAACTCCTTATCAAAAATGAATTTAATGAGTATGACCGTCTGTTGTCGATGGCTCTTTGGAATTTAACTAAGGATAAAATAAAAGAGCTTGAAGACGAACTAGATGAGTTCAGAAAACAACTTGCTAGTCTTGAAGAAGATACTGCTAAGGCAATGTATTCTCGAGAGCTAAAAGTTTTTTCCTCATCCAATATTCCTTGAGTGTATTAGCTATTTTCTGAGAATGCTCATCAGATTTGCTTTTCTATCTGATGAGCATTTGGTGAAGTGCCCAGGACGTCTTGGAACGTAATGAACTGCCAACCATCCTTACTAAGAGTAAATGACAGACATAATGTTGTCTAGCAGATAGAAATACTAAATTATTCTTGGTGTTTTCAATATACCCGGGTTGTTGATTATGTAATGATATAATACCTTTGTTGTTCAGTAACAATAGACCTCTGATTTATGCTAATCTCTCTATAAGGAATGCAAATATGTATAAGATTTTGGTTGTTATCCGTGCAGTAGGAAGCTTTGATGGTGGGCGGGCTGTATCTCAACAGCTCATTGAGTTCGATAGTAAGGGTGATGCACAATATGCACTTGAGCAGCTATTCGTTTCTAAAACAGCTGAATGGACAATCGTGAAACTGTGGGCATGAAGACTGAACTGGCTTATAAGCTACTAGGGATAGACACCTCAGCCAATTTTGAGCAAGCACAAAAGGCTTATAGAAAGCTTGCACAGCAATATCACCCTGATAAGCAAGGTGGAAATGAAGAGAAGTTCAAGCTCATCAAAGAAGCTTTTGAAACCCTCTCACCTTTAACCAAGACTAAGACTGAGGTAATAACAATTACTTTAGAGGAAGCATTCAGTGGCTGCATCAAGGAATTGGATGGACGCGTGTTTGTAATACGCCCCGGTGTTTATCCAGGCGATGTTCTTGAAAATGATGTTGTGATTGAAATCACTTCTGAATCATGGTCTCCACGTTGGGGTGATGATTATCCCAAAGGTGATGTCATGAAAGACTTCAAACTTAGTCCATTCAAGATGATCCTTGGTGGTTGGGTTGATGTTCCTATTCTTGGTGGCACTAAGAAGGCTTACATCCACCCAGGTTTCAGAGCAAATAGCATTCTGAAATTGGCGCAGGGTGGTTATTGGAAGAATACAGAAGACCCGGAGCGTGGTGATTGCTACCTTAGGTTAGTCCCAGATATAAAACAATTACATGAATACGATAAGGAAGAATTAAATGTCGTTGCAAAATACACAGATTCTTGCATTTGATTATAGAGGACTTCATAAGGTAATAAGTGGCGGCCAGTGTGGGGCAGATAGAGCAGGTATTACAGCTGCACGAGATCATGGCATAAAGACTGGTGGGTATGCTCCTCATGGATGGCGCACCCATCACGGCCCAAGGCCCGACCTGGCAGAGTTTGGTCTAAAGGAGCATTCAAGTGTTACGTATCATGCACGCACTGAATGGAATGTTGTTGCAGCTGAAGGCACTTTAGTTGTCGCATCTAATTTCAATTCTCCTGGCGTAACGCTTACACACAATCTCAACAGAAAATATCAGAAGCCGTACCTTCAAATACCACCATCTATCGAACATACACTAGAGATAGTTGAGTGGCTCATAGCAAATGATATAGGCATTCTAAATGTCGCTGGTAATCGAGACAAAGAAACCGAAATAGGACCTATTCACAACATGACATACTGCATTATGGTCATGGCCTTCGCAGAGTTAGACCGCAGAGGATTTCTGGTCAGAGCAGCATAAATACAAAACCTATAACGAATAGAAAATATGGAACAACAATACTTAGACCTATGCAATGACGTTATGAAAAATGGTGATGATCGTATTGATCGCACTAAAGTAGGAACACGCTCACTCTTCGGACGTCAGATTCGTGGAGACCTTGAAAAGGGATTCCCACTGATTACCACCAAACAGACTTACTTTAAACCTATCCTTGGTGAAATTCTTTGGTTTGTAGAAGGAAGTTCTGATGAACGCCGTCTTGCTGAAATTACCTATGGTACTCGTGACCCAAGCCGCACCACCATCTGGACTGCTAACGCAAATGCCGATTACTGGAAGCCTAAGGCTAAGTTTCCTGGTGATCTTGGGCGTGTTTATGGCACTCAGTGGCGTAATTGGACTCACTCAGAGCTCCGTGGTTCCAATGATGTTCTATCCCACCCCGAAGGTGGCCACACTTACTATGGCGCAAAGGTTCTAGTAAAGCAGTTCGACCAGCTTAAGACTATTGTAGAGACTATCAAAAAGGAACCAGCATCACGTCGAATGGTTCTAACAGCATTCAATGTTGGGGCAATGGATAACATGGCTCTTCCACCGTGCCATATGTTTGCCCAGTTCCATGTCAATGCTCGTACAGACAAGCTGTCTTGCCAAGTCTACATGCGCTCTGTAGATGTTGCACTTGGTTTGCCGTTTAATATTGCGTCTTATGCAATATTAACGCATATGGTTGCCCAAGTTGTGAATTTGCAAGTAGGTGAATTAATTATGACATTGGGAGACACTCATCTGTATCTCAATCATTTAGATGGTATAGAAGAACAGATATCACGCGCCCCATATGATTTTCCTGAACTAAAAATTAACCCAGCTATAAAAAATATAGATGACTTTAAAATGTCCGATTTTGAAGTTGTTGGATATAAACACCACCCTGAGATCAAATATCAAATGGCAGTTTGACTGCTACTCCTATAAATCATTACTTAAGAAAGAAAATTTACGATATCAGGAATTAATGTCTGCAAATGCAAGACGAATGTTAGTAGATGGAACAGAATATTCTCATAGAAGAGATGCAGCAGAAGCAACCGGACTTAAACAAGAGACCTTATGGTATCGAGCAAATAGTAAAAATTTCCCAAACATTAAACGGCTTTAACATAATAAAAGTATGAATTCAAAATCCTCAATCGATTCCTTCTTTCCTGAAGACACTGTATCAGAAGAACTCTTGAAGTCAGTCCCTAAGAAGGTCTACTTCTGGATTCAGGGACTTGTTGCTGATGTCGAGGAACCTGGTTGCTACAACAAGCTCTCATGGCACTTTGTTCCAGATGGAACGAGCACTATTTCATATGGTGAGCAAGACGTGGATGATGACTTCTGCGCCATTTGGTGGGAAGGTATGCCAGACAATCCTAAAGGTCTTTGTGGTAGCGATAAGAGAATCCAGTCCATCGTGAGCAACATGGATTTCTTTACGCTGTTCGAAGAAAATGTTTTCACCACACTTGAAACATTTGAAGAAGAACATGACCGATAATCTTGAAATCTTTAGACATCTCCGCCGACAGTTCTTTGATAGAACTACAGCCCAGTTAGTTCCAGGTATTAATGGAGGAATATCCTTCATGCTTAAGCCTACAGCTGAAAAGCAGTATGATTACTGGATCTATATTTGTCCTAAGGATATTCAATTCTCTACAAAGCAAGCTGTAAAATCCCTGCGTGATACAGCTGCTAGAGACGCAATGCCTTGGGGTACTATCAATTTAGATGGTACTCCAATCATTGATCAATTAATCGGATCTGTCTTAGCTTCTAGACACGGACTTCCATCTGAAGTATCAGCTTATGTTAGAGAAATAATTGGCTTCTCTAATTATTCAGAAGCTCGCATGTCTGAATTTAAAGATAACGCGGCGGCGAATAAAGCTATCTATGAAACAAATTAAATTTGGTGACATTCTTGATGCCCAATATGGCATCATCGTTCATGGGTGCAATGCACAGGGTGTTATGGGTTCGGGCACAGCTCTTCACATCAAGTAGAGATATCCGCAAGCCTATGGTGATTATGTTGAAGCCTGTCAGAAAAACAAGCCTGCTGATCTAATGGGACAGGTTATTCTATCGCCCCGTCACTCCAAGCCTGTTCATAGCAAACTGCATAACACAGCTCAACTACGGCAGAATGGGAACGAAGTACGTTAGCTACCAAGCTGTTCAGAAGTGCTTTGAACAGGTAGCGTCAGCGTCAGAAAGTATTCAATACCTCGATCCAGATGGCTGCAGGATGACTATTCACTACCCTTTAATAGGTGCTGGTTTAGGAGGTGGTGATTTGGCTATCATCTCAGACATCATTGAAGCAGTATTTGCTAAGCCAGAACACAAGGATAAGCCTCGAACCCTTTGGATTTACGAGCAGGATTTCATAAATAGTTTTATCGATTCTGCTCAGATAAACTCAAAAATGTATCTCTTAAAACTTCTTCAGGAAGCAAGTTCCCTTAAAATTTCTGATCTCAAGAAGGCTATCAAGAAGGATAAGCGTGCAGCTATTATCTTCGACAAGGACTTGTCACTTGAGAACATCAGAGACAAGGACGGTTTTCTTGCAACCCTTAAGTACTACTTCTTCAACAACCAAGAAGTAAGAGATTTCATTGCAGCACGTCACAGCATCAAGGAAATTAACAAGTTAGAGTTTGACGATCTTAAGAAGAAGCAGGGCAAGGATCTTACCCAAGCAGACCTTTATCAAATTCAGGACATGGTTAACATTGTTTTCAAGGAGTACTCCGCAGTAGATCGCGGATCAATGTCAGCTGAACTCAAGCGTGAGCTTAGTAAGTGGATCAATACATCAGGTCGCTACTTTAACTTACCAAAGTGGGCTTTAGCTGAGCTGAAAAGCCTTCCAGGGGTTAGGCCGAACAAGAGAGTCCTTCTTTACCGTGGTCTGCTGTTTAACAACAGCGATCTTGGGTCGCGCGAAAAGTACGATGGCACCCTTGAGATTGGTGATGGTCTAAAATTCCTAAAGACAATACGTGAAGGTGGACGTGAAGTTGACCTTAAGTGGGACCGTCCTTCCAGCTGGACAACTGACAAGAGCATTGCGATCCAATTTGCAAAGTACGGACCTGCATCAAGTCACGTTAGTGCTATGATGGGATGGTTTGACAGTCAAATCGAAAAGCACGAGATAGATGGAGCCCTTGGCTACGTTATTTCGACATTCGCGAATCCAGAAGACATACTTTTGGACACCCAGTTAGTAACGCTTAATGGCAAGCATGGTAATGAAGGTGAGATGCTTCTTCAGCCAGGCGAATACCTTACCAGAGTCGTTCACAAGTTCACTGTCAATGGTGAAGTTGACCCATCGATGAGCACGGCTGCTGATGAAGACCTGCCAGTCAGCAAAGCTATCAAGGCGACCGAAGAGCTTTCACAAACCTTTAAGGTTAGCGATCTCATAGACGTATCAGCTAAGGAATTAAAGCAGAACATTTGGGGTTCGAGTTCAGTAAAAATTCTTAACAATACCTCCCTCTTTAAGAAGCTTATTCTCAACAGTGCAACGACCGCAACGCTTCACGCCTATGATAAGCTGCTTGACTTCTACAAGCACAACCTTGATTATCTGCAAGATGATGATCTACTCAATGACAAGTATGCTCACAGTGATGAGCTTCGTGAAAAGGTTCAGTCGCTTAAGAAGGTAGTTACGCGTTTCAGAAACACCATCAATCATTCAAAGTTCAAGTCAGATAAAAATCCAAATGCTAAGGGTAAGATGCACGAACTTTCCAGTGAAGAGTACCGTGCAACCATTAAGTGCTACGATCTTGCTGACCTTGAAAAGCAGCTACTACTTCAGGGAAGAATAGTTGATCGTGAGGGACAAGTTGCATTTGGTAATCTTGCTAGCGCGCTGGGCATTGATCTTCCTGTACCAGCAGGGTTCGCAATGTTTGGCTCGGCAAAGCAGAAACCGGTCATCGATGAAGTAGTAAATGCCTTCTACAATAAGATTGGTGTAGCAAAACCAGGTGATCTAAATGAAGCAATAAAGATGATGTTGAACCTAATTCGTAAGGCGTACCGCAATTACGAAATGATTCAGATGCTTGAACAATTACAATCTGACATTCAGGATATTAAATGAAACTACTCCAATTTCTTATAGAGCGAGCGCCTACCGAGGCAGCAAAGGCTGCAGAATTTCTTGTCCCATTCATCTGCAATAAGGCAGGTGTTGAGGAGATGAGAGGCAAGCGCGGTTCAGACTATAACATTTCTAACCAATACCAGATTCGTGTTAAGCCAACTGACAAGGATGATGAGCTTGACCTAATCCTAGCTCGCATTGAGAAGGTTCTTAAGACACCAGATGCAAAGAAGCTTGGTATCTCTAATGCCAAGACAAATGATCTATCAGCCAATTCAAGCAAGTTTTCAAGCGTTTCATTTGAGTGTGAAGGAATTATCTACGATGTAGTCGTAGCTCGGGGTGGTAACAAAGGTGAGAACTTTGAGAAGGATATACTAGTAAAGATGGACAACTTGGTTGGTGGAATTGAAAGCTCTGAAGAAGCAGAAGCTGCTTTCAAGGCCCTTGAAAAGGTAGACCCCGTCTTTAAGATCACGAACATCGCGAATGTTACAGCTCGTTCTGGTTCCACTAAGCGCTCGGGAGACTTATCACCAGATGATATTGGTAAGATCATCGCTGATGTTATCGTCGAGCTAAAGAATGGAGATAAGAAGTACATCTCAATAAAGAATCAAGATGGTAAAACTGTTGGGCAGTTCGGCCTATCAGCTGCATTCAATGACGACTTAACTGTCAACACTAACTCTTCAGAATGGAAGACGTGGCTAGCTCCATTTGGTCTTGACCCAAAGAAAATTACCGCTGGTTTGGAAGCATCACAAAGTGGTGATGACCTTGACTTTGATGATGTTGAGGAAATGTCAAAGAAGGTAACGTCAGAATCAGCTGTTCACAAGATTATGCAGAAAATGTGGGGTTCGAACTACTACTATCTCCGCCACACGGGTAAGGACTTTAAGGCGCTAAAGATCGATGCTGACTACGTCAATAAATCACTTCTCAAGGACCTTGTTGTGACGAAGATTTGTTATCCGTCAAAGGATAGAAAGCAGATCAACATCTACCTGCATAGCGTCACTATGAACTTTAAGCTTGAGGTTAGAAACCCAAGAGGAAAGGGATCAGCTAAACCTACCCAGATTCAGCTGACAGTGATGAAGGGTGCTAAGTAACCTGACACCCATAAATAAAATGTTAATCAAGAGGATTAGGAGATATGGCTAAAAGCTCAGAATACGAACATCACCAGCCACGGGCAGGCATTAAGAAGAAACAAAAGGTCTACAATGAGGAAGCGGTTCTTGAATCAAGAGGCTCACGCGTTAGCTTCAAGAATTACATTCGACAGCTTCGTGAGGAAGAAATTGCTCAAGAGGGTAATGGTGAAGAGTACGCTGTTCACGGTGGTATCATCGATGATGGTGGCGACTTTATTGGTAAAGAGCTTGCTGTCTTCGTAACAGAAGATGAAGCCCAAGATGAGGTAGATCGTCTTTATGACTTAGAGCCAGAAGGTTCTTCTAAAGTTTATAGAGTCATTCCAGTTTAACCTAGGACAAACATGTTAGTAGTTCCGCTCTATAAAGATACCATTGAAACAAGGGATGGTGCTAAGTACAAGGTAGTTGAGTACACCAACTATAAGGATGGTGGTCCAGCTGTCTACGCTAAACCAGTTGATGGTGGAGGTGTTGCACTTGTTTACTTCTTTGACATCGCGTCAATCAATGGGACCAAGGTAGACTATTTGAAGGGTGCTAAGATTTTCCAAGCACTTGGAAAGATAAAGCGTCTTCAGCAGCTCCCACAACCAGACGACAAGATAGTCGTTCTTACCGACAACATCTCTGACGATGATGATGTAGGCAAGGAGAAGGCGGAGGTTGATAGCTTGAAGCTCAAATCAAAATCCCTCGGAATTAACAAAGGACTCTTTGTGAAGGACTCTAATGGTGTTTACCATCGTTTAAAGCAGATACTTGACATCACGCCAGCTCTTGGTGGCAGTGCCTTTAATCGTGAAGAATTTTTAAAATACTACAAGCACTATACTGGAGTTTGAAATGGCTAAATTACTCGGACAGGAAATTGTAACACACGATGAATTTAAAAACTTTCTTGAAGATGATGTTAAGAAGCTAAAACACACATGTGCTGATTACCAATGCGCTGTTATTGATGCTCAGGCTCAAATGTCAGACTTGAAGTCAAGGTTTCTAGCTGTTATGGTAGTTTCAGCCACGGCCATAGTGGTCTCAATCGGGACGCTGCTTTTTGCCTTTCTGCACTAAATAATAGAATCAATGTGGAAGTGCCATGTCAAAATTTGGGTTAATATCGGGATTAGCGGAAGACGCTAAGACGCCAAAGGTAAAGTATCAGCTTTTTGAAGTTGAGATGGGCTTTGAAAAGGCCACAGTTCTGATTCCCTATATTGATGCTGAACAATTTGAAACAAGGGTATCCCAAGTAAAACCAAAGAGCATTTCGGCTCTAAGTAAGCTTGCTGAAGAATTTGGAGGCTCTGTACAATGAGTCTATTGCAGCTATTCGCGAATAACGCGGTTTCACTTTTAAACGCGCCTCTTGGAATTTCAGCTACATCTATTCAGGTTCAGCCGGGTCTTGGCGCTGAATTTCCGCTCCCATTAAATCCTGGCGAGTTCTTTCTTGTTACGCTTGAAGACGTAGCCAACCCATCTAAGCGTGAAATTGTAAAAATCATCGCACGTGCTGGCGATACGCTCATCATCGACGCGGCTGGCCGCGGCCAAGAAGGAACGATAGCACAAGACTGGGCTGCAGGCGATACTCTTGTTGATCATAGAGTTACAGCTGAAACTATGCGGCAAGCGTTCCTTCAGCCGGATGCTATCCCTGGTCCTAAGGGAGATAAAGGCGACAAGGGAGATAAAGGCGATCCCGGCTCTCCTGGAACTGGTGGAAGCATCTCTGGTTCTAACCAAGACCCTGTAGTAGTTGATCCAGCTTGGACAACATCAGTCTCTACCCCAATTCCCTACTCTGATCTTAAAAGAGGTCATAAGTTCTGGGTAACTCTCTTCTGTCCTGCCAATGGCTTAGCTCAAACATTTGAAGTATTAGCTATTATTCAAGGGTTAGTTGACACCACTAATGAAACAGTTGACTGGACAAGAACTAACAGGATTGGATATGACTTCCTTGGATCGATTAACATTGTCCTGGACCAAGCAAACAACACGCTTGCGCTAGCTTGGACAAATTCTGAGCCGCTTATGTCCGTTACTGTATCAGTGGCACATCTTTCACTATAACAGACCATATCTAATAAATAAGATTTATAAACTCAACTGCTCGTTTGTCGGGCTAATTTTTAGGAGACACTAAATGTCACAAGATTTTTTCCGCATTGAGCGTGGCCTGGAGCTCGATGAAACAGTACAAATACTTCAGGGTTCTGGAGCACCAGGCGCAGCAGGTGATACATCAATTGCACCAGTAGGTTCAACATATCAAGACAACACCGACGGTTCCCTTTACACGAAGATTGCTTCTGGTGTTGGTGTTGTCAAATGGCAAAAGATGGCATCTGAAAAGTATGTCAACGACGCCGTTGGTGCTACTATTTCTTGGAGAGAACCAGCTATCGTTCGTGATAACGTAGCTACAGTTCTTCCAACGTCCACAGCAACATCGCCAATCGTTGTTGATGGTGTAACAGTTACAGATGGTGGTAGAGTTCTTTTCTCTGCTATCGTTGGTGGTCTTGGTAAGAACATCTATATTTACAACCAAGCAACAGGAACATTCACAGAAGACAGCAACCAAGAATCTTCTGGTGATGCAACCTACATTCAATCTGGTACATCCGCTGGTAAGACATTCGTTTACAATGGTACTCAGTGGGTTCTTACTGACCAATCTTCTCTTGACGAAGAAGGTTACATTCGCGCTTTCGTTGGTAAGTCTGGTTCTGGTAACGTTCTTCCAACTTACAGCACAACAAACTTCATTGCTGATGGGTCAAATCTTGAAGTTGCTATCGGCGCATTAGATGGTGAAATTGGTGCTAATGTAAATCTTGGCGCATATGTTACTCCAGCTAATACTGTAAATGCTAACATTCAAGCTCTTGATACAGAAATTGGTGCTAATGTTTCTGCTGGTAACCACATCTCCCCAGCAAATACTGTTAACAAAAATATCCAAGCTCTTGATACCTTCACTGGTGTAACACTTGCAGCTGGTAACTTCATTACTGCTGGTGAAAAGCTTTCTGCTGCTATCACAACTCTTGACAGCGAACTTGGTCCTAATGTTGCAGTTGGCAACTTTGTAGATCCAACAGCAAAAATTAACCAAAATATTCAAGCTCTTGATACACAGATTGGTGCTAATGTTCTTGCTGGACAGTATGTATCACCAGCTGTTAGCACCAATGCTAACGTTCAAGCTCTTGATACAGCAATTGCTACAACAAGCAAGCAAGTTGCAGTTACTAATATCACTGCGGTTCAAACAGTTGATACTGCAGTCGGTGCAGCTAGCGCTAAATGGTTGGTAAGAGTTGAGAATGCTGCTGACCCAACAAATGTTTACTCTACAGAAGTTTATGCTGTTTCAAATGGTGTATCTGCAGACTATACACGCTATGCTACCCTTAAGATTGGTGCTTCTATTATGGGCTTGACAGTTACTGTTGACCTTAGTGGAACTGATCTTCGTCTTCGGGTTGCATCAACAGGCGCAGTCAATGTTATCGCACGTAGAGTTGGTGTTATTGTTTAATTTTTAAAGGTTACGTCTTGTGGCGGATATCAGTCTCTCATTCTCAGCTGAAGGTGGTATCAGCCTTGATGATCTTGTAGGTATTTTCACAGGAACAACGGACCCTAGTATTGCTGGTGAAACAGCTCCATTAGGTTCGCTGTTCATTCGTCAAAATGGACAGTTATTTCAGAAGATCGGTCCTCTCGATACAGATTGGATCGGTTTTTCTCAAGGACTTTCCGAAGCCGTAAAGATTTCATCAACTGATACGACGCCCAACTATCTTAACTCTAAGTTAGTAGTTGCTGCTGCACTCATTAAAGATGTCATCAATAGTGGTGGCAATGAGACTCTTCTATTAGACCTTTCAGATGTAGGTACTCCTGGTACCTACACAAAGATTACTACTGATTCAAAAGGTCGTGTAATTTCTGCTTCTAATCCAACTACTCTTAGCGGATATGGAATTACAGATGCACAGCCGTTAGATCAAACTTTATCAGCTTTAGCTGTCTTTAATACCAATGGTATTTTAGTTCAGACTGCTCCTGATACATTTGCTGGTAGAACTATTACTGGCACAGCAAATCAAATTAGCATTCTTAACGGTAGTGGAGTTACTGGCAATCCAGTCATATCTCTTCCAACGTCAATGCTCACATTGCCAGGCACAGAGGGTTTCATTCCTCCTTCCGGCACTACTGCCCAGCGTGTTGATATAACGGGTTATACTCGCTTCAATGCAACTACGTCTCGTTTAGAATATTTTGATGGCACTGTGTGGGTTCAAGTTGATCCATCTACTGGTGGTACTGTAACTTCTATTGCGGTAAATGCTCCATCATCTGGCATTCAAGTATCTGGTTCTCCTATCACTACTTCAGGGACAATTGTTCTTTCATTAGCCAATGATTTGGCCAGTGTTGAAGGTCTTAATGGTTTAGGTTTTGCTACTCGTATAGCAACTGATACATGGACTACACGAACTATAAATGGAACTACCGGTAGAGTTGCTGTTACGAATGGTGATGGCATCAGTGGCAGTCCAACTATTGATATTGACTCTGCTTATGTAGGTCAATCTTCTATTTCAACTGTTGGCGTTATTAATTCTGGTATCTGGGAAGGTACCGTCATCAATACTCAATTTGGTGGTACAGGTCGTAGCACAATAGGCAATGCTAATACACTTCTTGGCGTTGCTACTACTGGAACAGAGTTAGAATATAAAGAGCTAGTTGGTGGTAATGGCATCAACCTTGCGCCAACACCACAGCAGATTCTTATCTCCAATACAGGTGTCTTAAAGATAACTGGAACAGCCAATCAAGTTGCAGTAACTCCTACACTTGGTACGGGCTACGTAACTCTTTCTCTTCCACAGAATATTGATGCAACAGCATCTCCAGTCTTTGCAGAAGTAACAGTTGCAGCAGATCCAACTCAGCCTTTCCATCTCGCTACTAAGCATTATGTTGATAACGCTATTCAAGGCTTGCAGGTAAAAGCATCTGTTAAAGCTGCTACAACTGCTAATGTCACGCTTAGTGGTGAGCAAACAATAGATGGCATTGTTCTTGTAACTGGTGATAGAGTTCTCGTAAAGAACCAATCAGCTCCAGCTGAAAATGGTATCTATGTTGTTGATGCAGCTTCTTGGGCACGCGCAGCAGATGTTGATGATTGGGCAGAAGTTCCTGCAGCATTTACATTCGTTGAAGAGGGTAATACTCTTCAAGATACTGGCTGGATTTCTACAGCTATATCCGGTGGTTCACTTGGCACAACAGCAATTGAATGGGTGCAGTTCAGTTCTGCTGGCATCATTCAAGCTGGTACTGGTCTTACTAAGAATGGTAATGTAGTTTCAATTGCTAACACAGCTGTTTCACCTGGTGCCGGCTATAATAATTTTAGTGTAAATGCACAGGGCCAAGTAATCCTTGCATCAACTATCCCCTACCTGACGAACAACCAGACAATTGTTCTTGGTGGTGATGTTAGCGGTAGTGGTACTAATGCGATTACTACAACACTTTCTGCAACAGGTGTTGAAGCAGGCACTTATACTTCTGTAACAGTAGATACAAAAGGGCGTGTAACTGCTGGCACAAATCCAAATACCTTAGCTGGATATGGAATTACAGATGCGCAGCCACTAAATTCGTATATTACTGCAGTCACTGGTTTAGGTAATGGTATTGTCATCAAGGATGGTGATCTTGCTTTCTCTCGCGCTATAATTGCTGGCTCCTCAAAGGTTTCAGTTATTGATGGTGATGGTATTATTGGCAACCCAACAGTTGATGTTGTTGAAGCTAACCTCGATCTAAATAATATCAGTGGCACTTTAGCCATTACTAAGGGTGGTACTAATCTAACTACACTTGGTACTTCTAACCAAGTACTTGCTGTAAATGTTGCAGCGAATGGTTTAGAGTACAAGACATTCACCGGAACAAATATCATTGTTACTTCAACAGACAATGAAATTAATTTCGAGACAGTTAACAATGGTACAGTAACTTCAGTTGATGTTCTTGGTTCAACAGGAATTACTTCTACAGGCGGTCCAGTAACTTCAAGTGGTTCTATCCAACTTACTTTGAGTGCTGAGCTTCAAGGATTATCAGCTCTAAGTGCTCTAGGATTTGTAACTCGCACTGCTTCTAATACATATACAGCTAGATCAATAGTTTCTGGTGCTAGCACCATTTCTATTACTAACCCAATGGGAACTGCTGGAAATATTGGGTTGGATCTATCAACAGTAGGAACACCTGGTAATTATTACAAAGTTACTACTGATATTTTCGGCCGTGTAACATCTGGTGCAACAACAATTCCTTGGTCCGTAATCAACCTTACTCCAACTACATTAGCTGGATATGGAATTACAGATGCGCAGCCGTTAAATACCATTCTAACTGGAGTTGTAAACTCTCCATTTAATGGGTTAATGGTAAAGAATGGAACAAGTGGAGTTATTCGTACTATAGTAGCAACAACTCCAAAGATTGTTGTAACTAATGGCGATGGTAGTGCTGGCAATCCTTCTATTGATCTTGGCACTGTTAATCTTGGTGACCTAGCTAATGCCGTTGTTCCCACTCCATTAGCTGGTGATTCACTAGTATTTGATGGTACTAATTGGGTAAATGGTTCTGTTACTCCTAAGCTTTATGCTGAGCATCATGTATCAGAAGTTCCACCTGTTGCAGTGGGAATCAATTCTATTGCTCTTGGCTCTGCTGCAACCGCTGATGCTCATGATTCGATTGCACTTGGTGTGCAATCTCTTTCTAGATTGCCAGGTATCACTCAAGCTAATGGTCGTTTTGCAACTCAGGGCGATGCACAAGCAGGCAAATATCTTCTTAGAACTGGAACTATTAATGCACTCACTGCAGAGATGTTCTTAGATGGAACTAATGGTTCAGAAAGACTGCAGCTTGCTTCTGATATGACCTGGGTGTGGGAAGCAACTATTATTGCGCACCGCACTGATAGTTCAGATCATGCAGGTTTCAAAATTAAGGGTGTGACTTACTGTGGCGCATCTCTAAATAGTATCACTATGCTAGGAAATCCTACCAAGGAAATCTTGGCTCGCAGCGACTCTTCATGGGATGTATCAGCTTCAGTTGATCCAACTCAGGGGTCTTTAAAATTGACAGTAAAAGGTGCTACCGGGCAATCAATCAGATGGTTCGCTGTAGTAGAAACAACAGAAGTTACAAACTAGGGGAGTTCCTAAATGGATTTCAATCACGATACCGGTACTATTCTCACCGGCCTTCAAACACTTGACGTAACAACTACTCCTCCTCTTGGCGGAGTAGCTGGCGTTCTTTCAATCGTAGGTACAGGTGCAGTTGTTTTAACAGCTGGTACTACAGCACAACGTCCAGCCGGTGTAGCCGGTGCATTGCGTTACAACTCAGATATTTCTGACCTTGAGTACTACAATGGCACAGCGTGGGTTCAGCAAACCGGTGGTACTGTAACTTCTATTACTGCTACCGGTTCAACGGGTCTTACAGTTGGTGGTTCTCCAATCACTTCATCTGGTACTCTTACATTCACTTTAGCACCAATCCTTTCAAGCTTGTCTTCATTGGCAACTTCTGGTTTGACTGTTAACAATGCAGGTGTTATCTCTGCTGTTACCATCGCTGGTACTGCTGGTAATATCGTTGTTACCAATGGCTCCGGCACTACTGGTGCTCCAACAATCAACCTCGCAACAGCTGGTACTCCAGTTGCTGGCTTCTTTGGTCAGATCACTACTGATACATTCGGTCGTGTAACATCTACTGGTGCTGCTACTTCAGCTAACATCACAACGGCTCTTGGTTATACTCCAGTAAATAAAGCTGGCGATACCATGGGTGGCAACCTTAACATGGGTGGCTTCGTTATCTCTAACGTAGGCACTCCAGTTGCTGGCACTGATGCTGCTAACAAGAACTATATTGACCAAGCTATTGCAGGTCTTTCTTGGAAGCAAGAAGTTGCAGCTGCTACAACTGGTAACATCACTCTTTCAGGTCTTCAAGCAATTGATGGATATACTACTGTTGCTGGTGATCGCGTTCTTGTCAAGAACCAAACTGCCGGTTCAGCAAATGGTATTTATATTGCTTCAACTGGTGCTTGGACCCGCTCTTTGGATGCTGACGCTGCTTCTGAACTTGTTGGCGCTGCTGTTTATGTTACTCAGGGTACCTCACAAGCTAATACAGGCTGGACACAAACTGTAGACATTATTACTCTTGATACTACATCACTTGTGTGGTCTCAGTTCTCTGGTTCTAATACATACGTTGCGGGTGCGGGTCTTACACTTACTGGCAATTCCTTTGCAATTACTGCTCCAGTATCTATTGCTCTTGGTGGTACCGGTCTTACGACTACCCCAGCCAATGGTCAAATTGATATTGGTAATGGCACAAGCTTCACGCGTACTACTCTTACAGCTGGTACTGGTGTTTCTGTTACTAATGCTGCCGGTTCTATTACACTTGCAAATACCGGCGTAACAGCTTTCACATCTAATACTGGTCTTTCAGCTAATGTATCTGCTACAGGCGCTGTGACTGTTACCAACACTGGTGTTCTTTCTGTTGCTGGTACTGCTAACCAGGTTATGGTAAATGGTACTACGGGTGCTGCTACAACTGGTGCAATCACTCTTACATTGCCACAGTCAATCGCTACCACATCTTCACCAACTTTTGCCAACATCACTGACACAGCTCTTACAGCTAATGGTCACGTTTATGCGGGCGCTGGAGGTATCCTTTCTTCTACTGCTGCTGGCACAAATGGACAGATCCTTATCAGCTCAACCGGCGGTGCACCAGTTCTTGCAACAATCACTGGTACTGCTGGCCAAATTGGCGTAATTAATGCAGCTGGTTCTATCACACTTACCAACCTTGGCGTTACATCAAATGTTGCAGGGGCCGGTATTTCTGTATCAGGTGCTACAGGTGCAGTCACTATCGCTAACACTGGTGTTACATCCATTGTTGCTGGTACTGGTATTTCTGTATCAGGTGCTACAGGTGCAGTCACGGTTAACAACACTGGCGTAACTTCTGTTGCTCTTGCTCTTCCTGCTATCTTCGCAATATCTGGTTCTCCAGTTACAACGACAGGTACTTTGACAGCAGCTCTTGCTTCACAAACAGCTAACACAGTATTCGCAGCTCCTAATGGTTCTGCTGGTGCTCCTACATTCCGTGCTCTTGCATATGCTGATCTTCCAATCAAGCTTTATGTCGAAAATCCATCTACTCCTACAGCTCCTATAGCTGCTGGTGCTAATGCAGTTGCTATTGGTTCTGGTTCTTCAGCTGCAGCTGCAAACTCTGTAGCAGTTGGTTCTGGTTCTTCTGCAACTCTTCCAGGAAGCTTCGTCTCTGCTAGTGGTTCATTCGCTACAGCTGGTGATGCACAAGAAGTTGAAGCATTGCTTCGCAACATTACAACAACTGCAACAGCAACTGAATTGTTCCTTGACGGTGTAACTGGCACCCAGCGTTTTGTTCTTCCTAATAACTCTGCAGCATCATTCACGATTATGGTAACAGCACGTCGCACTGATGCTACTGGTGGTGCTGCTGGCTATAAGTTCGAAGGTAACATCCGTAAGGATACAACCTCAGCTTCTACAGCTCTTACGGGTACTCCATCTAAGACTGTTCTTGGTGAAACAAACGTAGGCTGGGATTGCAGCGTATCAGCTGATACAACAAATGGTTCTATCAAGGTAACAGTTACTGGCGAAGCAGCTAAGACAATCCGCTGGGTTGCTTCTGTTAAGGCAGTTGTTGTAACTAACTAATAGGAAGTAAAAGTGGAATTTGACCACAGCTTTGAAGTAATCTACCCTTGGACATCAGGGGTAGATTCAATTACCTTAGGCGGAACAGCTGGAGTTAATATCCCAGCTGGTGCTACTGCGAGCAGAACATCTACTCCTGTTGCTGGTTCCATCCGTATTAATACTGATACTTCTCAATTAGAATACTATACAGGAACTACTTGGATGTCGCAGGGAGCAATCGCTGCAGGTACAGGCATTTCTATTGCTACGTCAAATGGTGTCTCAACCATTTCAGCTGCAGGTACTGGTACAGTAACTTCAGTTGCTCTGTCATTACCATCAATTTTTTCTGTCAGTGGTTCGCCAGTTACTTCATCTGGAACACTAACAGCAGCTCTTGCATCTCAAGCAGCCAATACGTTTTTTGCCGCTCCATCTGGAAACGCAGGAACACCTACATTCAGAACAATTGGTCTAGCGCAGAATGATTTAAATGATGTAACGATAACTTCAGCTACTGCTGGGCAGTATCTTACTTATAATGGTTCTCGCTGGGTAAATTCTAACTCTGATGGCGCTGGAAGTGCAGCGGGATTAATCGGATTCGGGCAGACTGGTGGGCAGGCATGGACACTTATTTCTGGAACAACTTACTATGCAGATTTCCCTCATAATTTGGGAACATATAGTGTGGTCGTAACAGTCTTTGACAGTTCAACAAATATTGTTGTTCAACCAGATCTAGTTACACTTACTTCTGCTAATAATGTCCGGGTTCAAGTTACTGGAAACTCTAGAACACTTAGAGTAGTTGTAGTAGCATTTGGGTCATCAATCACAGGTGTAGCTACTCCTTCAGCAGTTATCACTGCTCTTGGTGGTGTAACAGTTAATACAGCAGCAACAAAATTAAATTTTGTTGGTCAGGCCGTTAATGTGACAGATGGTGGTGCAGGTGTTTCGAATATTACCATTGGTGCACGTTATACTTATTTTGCTAACTCATTAGACTCTGTTAATAGCACAGACTTTGCTGTTAATGGTTTATCCCCTGTAACAACTGACCCAGCAAATCCTGCATTTAACGTTCGTTCATTTTCAAATACTACCGAAACTGGTGTTGGCTTCATGTGCTCCATCCCACAGGGCGCTACACAGGTAACTATTAGACTTAAAGGTCGTCCAGCCACAGCACCCACAGCATCATCTGTTGTAATGTTCAAGTTATACAACAGATTGATCCCAAGTGGTGCTGCTATGGGAATGTGGTCTGGCTCCAATCTAGCAAATAATGTGATTCCAACGAATGCATTCTTTCAGTATTTTAATCAAACACTTACATTATCCTCCCTAGGATTAACTGCTGGTAACTTGTATCAGTTTGAAATGACTAGACCTACTAGCGGTTTTACTGGCACCAACCTTGCATTTGCATTCTTACTAGCAGAGCTTACACTGGAGTTCTCGTAATATGGCTATTAAGCTTAATTCGTCAAACTCGCACATGTATGTGGCTGGCGCCAATTTTCTAAGATCGATTGATCCCTACACTATAAATATCTGGATCAATGCAAATTGGAATGCTGGGACAGTATCTAGCTTTGTTGGTATGTACGACGGCACCCCCTTAACTGGTACACCTACAACAGGATTACAGATTGGCACGCGCAATGGCGCCGGAGATTTAGCTGTCTGGACATATGGGGGGACAATGTTAGTAACCAGCACAAATGGTGTCATGACACCATTTAGCAACAAATATGCGATGGTTACATATACATTCGATGGTACTTCGCATAGATTATATCTTAATGGGGTTCTACTAAATACAACTACGGGCAATACAGTTACTGGGACATTCACCCAAATTTATATCAATGGGTACCCACCAACAGGTAATGCTTATGAGACAGCAACGTATACATTAGATGCATATAGTTATTATGGCAGAACTTTATCTGCTGACGAACTATTAACAATTTATAATTCTGCTGGTACGCGTAATGGTATTTTTTATGGAGAAATTGTTAGATATGAGTTTGATGAATTAGCAGAGGGAGCTACTGTGACAGGTGCAGTTGATCTGTCAGGACACAATAATCCTATGCTTTATTCCGGCAATGGAACAGCTATAACTTATACTTACATAGCTTCATATGCAGATTCAAATATAAGGCCAGTATTATGACAACGGAAGTTTTAGGTACGTATTCATTTGCATCAGCACCAACCGTCAATGGTAGCCCTGTTGTCTTGAACGACGGTACAGTGCCATCATTATCTTCTGGCATAGCAAGTGTTAGACCAACCGCTGGTGTTGCTGGAAGAATGTTTATCGACACGTCAGTATTAGGTATCTTTAGAGACAACGGTGCTACGTGGGATGAGGTAGGTAGTAATCTTACTCTCTCTCCTAAAGCAAATGAAACAACTGTTTTGTCATCGGCTGGTGCAGCGACAATTGGTCTAGCTGATAATGCAATTATGCCAGGTTTTGGCGGTCTTACATTCCCCACGGGCACAACAGCCCAGCGGCCGGTTGCTCCTAACAATGGTCAAACACGTTGGAATTCCACGCTCAACTATGCAGAACAATTTAATGGGGCAGTGTGGCAGCCTTTGGGTAAAGTGCTTCAGTATATTACTGGAGCAATCCCGCAATCATCTGGTGCAATGACTAGCGGTATTCGCTGGACATTAGGTTCAACTGCTCCAACAACTGCTCAAGGATTCCAGGTATGGTCACAATCGGTCACACCTATCTCTGCAGCTTCTAAATTCGTTATTCGTTGCGCATTCACTGTCGCATATTCTACTGTATCAGTTCCTATCTATCTTGCCATTTATTCTGGGACAACCTGCATAGGCATGTCTCTTGTTGTTTCATCAGCATTAGCTAATCAGCCAGTTTGTATTGCTATCAACTTAGCACAGCCATCGGTATCAACAGCAGCTCTGACATTTAGTGCACGCATAGGAGTTACATCTGGTACCGGAACATTATACTGGAACCAAATGTCAACAGCACTTCCAGCCCAAATGGTTACTGCATTCGAAATAGGGGAGATTCTATAATGGCTGCTAGCTACATTGACGTCATATCACAATTTTTCCCTAATGTGGGCGCTACTGCTGACGGCTCAGCATACGAGTATAATAATCTAATGCATGTTAGCGGCGATCCTATACCACCAAAATCAGAATTAGATCCATATCTTATAAAGGTTCTTCAGAATAACAAGTGGAAAGAAATTCAAACGTACAGAGATCAACGTAAAGTATTAGGTACTTTCGTTGTAGACAAATGGTTTAACTCAGATGACTTCTCCCGTATTCAACAACTGGGATTAGTTATGATGGGGACGAATATGCCGCCAGGCATTATGTGGAAGACTATGGATGGTTCATTCATTCCTATGACCCCACAGTTGGCGCAGCAATTGTTCTTTGCTGTTGCAACACAGGATATGGTAATCTTCGGAGTTGCGGAGCATCATAGAGTAGCTATGATGGCTTCATCTCACCCAGATACATATGATTTTTCACAAGGTTGGCCTAAAGTGTATGGAGAATAACTATGCAAGATTTTCTTAGAAAGTATTTTGGATGGTTGGTGAATTGGATTTCATCTACTATCGGTAAAATTAATTGGAAACAAACTCATCCAATTACAGATGCGGATAAAGCACTGATCATGTCTATGCTCGAAAAAGATTATTACATTATTGCTACACGACATAGTAATCATTTGTCAACTTATGCAATTAGCTTGGCTGGATTCTGCTGTACAGGAAGATGGAGCACTTATGGCCATGTATGCATGAATCTTGAAGGTGATGCCCCAGGAAAAGAAGATTTCCGTTTGGTTGAGGCTGTTGGAGTTGGGTCAAAGTATTCCACGTTTGATGAAGTATTTGGCGACTGTGATGGGGTTGCTCTTCTGAAGCCACGTAATATGTCAATTGACCAATGGACATTAGTTCTAGACAAAGCAAAATCAGAAGTCGGTAAACCATATGATACGCTATTTGATCTTTCAAATGATAAAGCAGTAAGTTGTGTTGAATTAGTTAGAGATGCTCTTCAAGGTGAACAAAACTATGCAACCGACTTTGCCAACTTTGATCGCATGATAAATAAGATCAACAATCTTACTCCTCAAATGTTCAGAGACTGCCCAGACTTTGAGGTTGTTCTTGAAATAAAGAGATAAATGTCAATTAACGCCTGCTCGATTAACGAGTTCACAATTAACACCCTGTGTGGAAGACGTCGGCAGGCTATCATTGATAGTCTGCGTCCACCAGTTCCTGTTATAGGTGAGCGTGGACATCCACAGCACGTTAATCCTGTAACGCAGGTTCCTATGAGCATCTTCAGAAGAGATGCTGATAGAGACGATGATGTTGAGATCACTAACCTTGAACAGTCGCACGTGTCGGTCACTATCCAGTTTGCTGGGCAGACCTTCAGTCAGATACTTGAACGCCCAAGCTTTGATCCTGTGGTAACTGTTTACGGTATATCAGTTTCTGATCAAATAGACGAACAAGTAAGTATTACTGATTTTAGAATGCACGTTCTAAATGCATAATTTCTACTGCTACATTTGGTTTAATCCTAAGAACGATTCACTAATATATGTTGGCAAGGGCCATTGGGCCAAATCTCATCTTCAATCAAAGCAAACACGACTAAGTAAATTATTGAACAAGAGAAATTAAGATTATTTTTCCATCTGGTGAGGAACAGGTTATTTCTAATCTGAATAGCTTCTGTAAAGCACGCTCGCTTAATCAGGGAAATATGACTATCATTGCTAAGAACGGCAGGCCGAAGCAACATAAAGGTTTCAAATGCCAGTATGTATAAATATTGCTATCAAATTCAGGATTCTTTAAAATGGAATTGTCATTCCCTTCCAACAAACAAATAGAACTGACCTTCAAGGTTGGTGTAGCTGGTACTTCAAGTGCTCCTCAGTCTGTGTCTGTCGTTCTTGAAAAGAATTCCAAGTCGCAAAGCTTCTCAGCTAAGCAGGATGGAGATGATTGGATTGCACTTATCGATAACCCAGGTCACCTTTTTGGTGAAGGTGAGGTGAGTATTGCCATCAATGTTCTTCTCAACAATCGTTTATTCACCCCATTTAAGGGAGTTGCTTCCATTACCGGTGAAGTTGGTGATGAGATTGAAATTCATCCAGAGGTAAAGCCAGCTGAAGTACCAACCCCAGAGCCAGCTGAAGTACCAACCCCAGAGCCAGTCGTTCCTCCAATGCCAGGAGTTTCGCCACCAGCTCCAGAGCCTGCAGTTACAGTTGAAGCTCCAGCTCAGCCTAAGGTCGTTAACTCGCTGCTTAAGTCGGTTGAAAAAGCAGTTCCGCCTGCACGTAAGAAGGTTACCGTCGCTGATGTGAAATCCATTTTCAAATCTACTACTGTAAAGAAACCAGTTTCTAAATCCACGTCTCAAGATAAGGAAGTTGTAGCAAATGCTACACCTCCAGTTAAGATGGGTTTACTTAAGTCAATAGAACCAGGAAACAGTGAAAAAAAAGTCAAGAAAGTAGCTGAAACAGTGAATAATGTTTCAACCGGACCTATTTTTAAGATAAAACGTTCTAAAATCATCCTTAAGTAACAAAACAGTGTACTTTCTGCAGGTTATGGGGTATAATTGCCTTAACAAACAAACAAACAGAAAGGGCATTATGCTTATCCTCGTTTTTTCAGTAATAGCCATTCTTGCAGGTTGCGGAATGACTCGCACCCTTATAGTTCTGTTTTTCCTTGCCCAGGCCGCGATAGGTATGTCCTGCGCTGTTATTATGTCACTCAGTCTTGAATACCTGTTTAGTACTAATGCCGAATGGGCTATCTTCCAAAATCACATTGAATTGGTTTTTGCTAACCAGAATTTAGACTGGTTCATGATGCCAACTCCTAATGAAACTCTTGGGCACGTTCTTTTTACACTCCCATTTCATGCTTTCTGGGCTCTCTCAAAAATTGTGTTTGTAGTGTACCGTGATATTCCAAAGCACTTTTACTTCTGGATACCCCAAGCGATTGTATTTTACTGGGCCATAGTAATGGGAGAGGGAGTAATAAGGTCTGTTCTGTTCTTGACCCCTCCGCGCAACAATCAGTAAAGGTCAATAAACCCCGTGAAAAGGGCTCCTGGGAGCCCTTTTCACATTGTGAAATTGCTGATGCACGGCTTCTACCCTTTAGGATAAATAAATACATCATGAAACTCTCAGACGTTTTCTACACTATTCGTAGCTACTTTAGACCATACAACGTGGTGAAAATCCAGCACCTCCCAAGAACTTGGTGCGATCGAGATCACGTCATGTTTCACGCAATGTTTCAGATTTTGGTTGACTTTGTAGAACTTGAACACCCTTTCACCAATGACTATGAAATGAAAAAGCGCTTTACTAATCGTGAAGCGATGAGAACAGCCATTTTGAAAAAGCGCAGCCCCGCCTACATTGAAGAAAATTACTTTTCAGGCAACTGCTCAGCTGGTGAGAAGATTGCTCGTATGAGTAACGCTATTTCCAGAGTGATGATAGATGAAGAAGTGTTTGCTCTGTACGAATGGTACAAAGATAAGAAATATGAACTGCCTAAAGAAGTTTGGATGTCATGTGATGACACCTCACTCGAAGCTGACGATGCTAACGATAAGAAGATTGACGAAATGCTGCATCGTCTTTTAGCAATACGAAAGCACCTATGGACTTAGAATGAAAAATTATCTTGAGAATTCCGATGGGAGCAGAATTGATTTTAACGATATATCGTTAGAGTCTTTCGGCTCCCATATGTTTTTTGGGGAGGTGGATAATGATACCACGTCCAGTGCGGTTGAATTTATCCTAAAGGCAAATCAAATTTTCCCAGACAGACGGGACCTAACACTCTACATTAATAGCGTAGGTGGTGATGTTGCTGGAGGTTTTGGTCTTATAGACATTATGCAAGTGTCTAAGCTTCCAATAAGAACTGTGGGTCTTGGAAACATTATGTCAATGGGGGTCCTTATGCTCTGCGCAGGAGCTAAGGGTAAGCGCTACATGACTAAGAACACTCAAGTAATGGCACACCAATTCTCAGATCATACTGATGGAAAATTCCATGAAATTATTTCTGTCTATAAGGCTGAGCTCTACATGGAGCAACAGTTCCTTCATCACTTCAAGACATTCACAAACTTAAAGGACAAGCAAATCAAGGACATCTTGTTCGGTCCTTCTGACCGCTGGTTGTCTCCGAGCGAATGCAAGAAGTTCGGAATTGTAGATCATGTGGTAGATGAACTGCCGCACTTTAATCTTGAACTTCCTGCTCCTGTGACTTCGCGGAAATCAATGCCTCGATCTCAGAAATAAATCGTAGGTATTGGTTAGTGAATGAAGCATTGATGCCTTTCATGTTGTAGTAACGGTCGGTCATCTGCATCCGCACGTCTATCAACTGCTGGACTGACATCCCAGGCCAATCTGATTTAGGTGGGATTACAATGGCTTCTTTATCTTCTGACATAGTTTATCTCCTATGATATGTAGATATTTAATGAATCCAGTATATCAGTTTGCGGTGGGAAGGGTATAAATAAACAAGAAAATGCAGATGTGCAGCTCTTTATAGGGAATAGAATGAGACTCAATGAAATTAAACAAGTGAATGTCGGTGAATACAATCTTGCAGAAGGCGTAATTCCAGTGCACATATCTATAACATTGGAGCAGGTTATTTCTGCTGGTAAGGTCACAAACAACGTCCAAAACTTCATTATGGCTGGCCTCATCAGCATGTTTAAGGATGGTGGGCCAACTCGTTGGCCTCGAGACCTTAATTCATACGCGATGGCAACAAGTGCTGAGCTGGTAGAAGCTGTCAAGAATCTTTCCCCCACTGACTCTGTTCAAATGGCACACTGGCTCCTTCAACAGCTTGCTAATCCGGCGAGCTTTGAATCCAATCCGTACTGTAACTCTGGGATGCAGATGAATGAATGGGTTCGCTGGGTATTGCGCAGACAAGACTAATTTCCCGTAACATTTTAACTAAGAAAGGAGTAGGACTCTCAATAGCTGAACATTGCCCGGTGATTGACTTTATCAACCAAACCAATTAAGGAGTACCTTAATGACAGCTAAGCGTAAACAGCGCTATCCACAACCTGTCCCTGAAACATCAGCAGGCACAAAAGTCAAAGTTAGACAACAACTCAAAGCGAAAAACTTTACGCAAGAGATGTACATCGAATCGCTCCAAGAACAGCCCCTTACGATCTGTAGTGGTCCAGCTGGTTCAGGAAAAACCTACCTCGTCACCCACATCGCCGTTAAAAAGCTCATTGACAATCACGTCAATAAGATTATTCTTACACGTCCTGTAGTAGAGGCTGGCGAACACTTGGGATTCTTGCCTGGTACTTTGGAAGAGAAGTTAGATCCATATCTACTTCCACTTATGGACGCTATTGAGGACCATGTAGGTCCGACAATGGCTAAAAAGTTAGTTGAGTCTGGAAAGATTGAAGTTGCACCACTAGCATTCATGCGCGGGAGAACCTTCAACAATGCTTTCGTTATTCTCGATGAAGCTCAAAATGCAACTGTTGAGCAGATAAGAATGTTCGTCACAAGACAGGGTTATGATAGCATCTTCGCTATCAATGGTGATCTAAGTCAAACCGACTTGGTGAAGCCAAGGGACGCTGGAGCCGATTGGGAAAATGGGCTTCAGTATATTATTCGCAAACTTAAGGGGAGGGACGCAAATATCAACTATATAGAATTCCTAAACAGAGACGTTGTTCGTTCGTCAATGGTTCAGAGAATACTTACTTTGCTAGACGCACCTGAACCAAAGAAACAAGCTGAAAACCCCGCACGGGTAATTGGCGCTAGACACTCATTCATAGACGAGCCTCAGGGTATCGCACTACAGTAAGTAGCTAGCACTTCATCAATAGACCTGGGCTGATTTCAAAGGAGGGATCAGCCCAGCGTTTCGTATAAATACTCTGATTATGCTGCTTAATTATCACCGCCTTTTGAGCAGTACCTTAATTTAGTGAAGCGGCACTAAGGAGTACTAATGACGACTTATACAGTTACCTGGTCAAGCAACAACGCTGAGGGTATTGCTGGGAAAACAGCAATTTCTATCCCGCAGCAAACGCTCGACACAACATCTACTACACTTACCCTCACGGGAAAAGGCACCCAATACGGGCAAATTCAGCAGCAGAACTTCATCCGCTTGCTTGAGAACTTTGCTTCCGTCATTCCTCCTGTTAATCCTACAGTGGGACAGCTTTGGTTCAATCCAACTGATGCTGCTCTTTACTGCTGCGCCGAGCTCGCTCAAACGCCAGGACAGACACTTTTCTATCAGTCAAATGGTAAGGGGTGGATCAATATAGGTAACATTGGTGCTACGTCTGGTCCAATTACGGTGCTCGCGTCCAGTATTATCAATGCACTTGGTTACACACCATACCCAACTGAAACAAATCCTAATGGATACATTGCTTCAGTAAGCTCTACAAATATCACTAATGCTCTTGGCTACATCCCATATAATGCAGCCAATCCTAATAGCTACATTAGTGCCGCTCAAGCTCCTGTGCAGTCAGTTGCTGGTAAGACGGGGGCAGTTGCCCTCGCTCAAGCTGACATTACTGGTCTTAAGACCACAGACATGCCCACCTTCGCTGGAGTAAGCCTTAGAGGAGGTACTGCTGCCGCCATTAATCCTACAGATCCAGTTGATGGAGACATAAAGGTCGCTGGTTCAATCATTTCAATCTATGCTGCGGGTGGGTGGAACCAAGTATTCCCAGCGGTCTACTCTTAATTTGGAGACAATATGGCAGACACGATTTCATGGTCAAGCGGTGGTACCGAGGGTATTCTTGGTAAGTCAACTATCACCATCCAAACAAAAAACGTAAACAACGAAGCATCCTCTCTTGCCCTTGTTGGGACTGGGGTTAAAAACTATGGACCGATTGAACAGCAAAATATCATTCGTCTACTTGAGAATTTCGCATCCGCTAATCAACCAGCAAACCCAACCATTGGGCAGCTTTGGTTTAACCCAGTAGATGGTGTTCTTTATTTGTGCGTTGATCCACTACACGTTTCAAATCTAACCATTCACTACCCTGGAAATGGCATTGGCTGGGTTGACATCAGTAGCGCTCCAAGTTCATCATCGGTTATTTCAGCTCTTGGTTATACGCCATATAACGCAACGAATCCAAGTGGATATATCTCTGGTATTACTTCTGCCAATGTAATTTCAGCTCTTGGCTACACACCATATCCAAGCACGAACCCGTACAACTACATCTCTAGCATTACCTACCAGAACGTTGTTACTGCTCTTGGTTTTACGCCATACTCGGCTTCAAATCCAAACTCCTACATTTCAAGTAGCTCACCATCTAACATAATATCAGCACTGGGTTACACCCCTGTAAACAAAGCCGGTGATACGATGACTGGCAATCTTGTTCTAAGTGCAAATCCAACAGCAGCCATGCATGCTGCCACTAAGCAGTACGTTGATGCTCATGGTGTAACAAGCGTTACTGTTGCTGGAGCTGCTGGAAGAATAACTGGTGGTGGCACAATTACATCAACTGGAACAGCTACTCTTGATCTCGCTGCCTCTGGGGTAGCTGCTGGCTACTACGGAATGGCCAACATCAACGTTGATGCCTATGGTAGAATTACAAGTGCTGGAGCCGGAACTCTTACTGTTCAAGGTGTTGGTGCTCTTGCTGGTGGGGGTGTAATTGGACAGGGTGGTACTGCCCAACTAAACATGGCCGCAATTCATGGTGGCGGAACATTTACCAATGCCACCGTTGTTCTTGACAGTTATGGTCGTGTAACATCTGCTGCATCAGGTGCCTCAGGAAGTGGTATTGGTGCTGGACAATCTTGGCATAACGTAAATGGTGCTCGCTCTTTCGGTACTGCATACTATAATCCTGCAAATGATGGCCGTCCTTGGATGGTTATCTACACCCCCGGTTCATCTGGTGGTCCATCTGGACAGTGCACTGCTGTTGTAAATGGACTTCAAGTCGCGGCAACCCACTCAGACACTACTAATGGTGGAACTTTCTATCCAATGTCATTTGTTGTTCCTGCGAATGGTTGGTACTATGTAACAAATGACCATAACAATACGGCAAGCTGGGTTGAACTTTATTAAGGACTAAAAATGCCACACTACAAAGATAGCAACAACCAGGTGTACTGGCTTGATTCCATAGAGATGGAACATCTTCTTCCAGTAGATGCCGTTAACATTTCCGACAATGAAGTTGAAGTCATAAAGGCTCTTAAATTTCCCCCAAAAACTGGAAATGCTGCACTGCTTGAACAGATAGGAATCATAGAAGCTTCAGTTACACCACGCCGATTAAGAGAAGCTGCTTTAACCGAAGCCGGAAAAGCTTGGCTTGCAGACGTGGATTCTCAAATTGCTGTGCTGAGAAACCAGCTGGTGAAATAAGGTTACCTAAAACTAATCGAAATTCTGTAACAAAGTAACCAACAAACTGTTTACATTCCTAAGAAATCAGGTTATAATAACCTATCTAAAGGAAAATAGTATGTTAAAGATTACCGAAGTTGAAGAATTCCGTGAACTTGTAAAGTGCAAGGAAGAAATCCGTGAAGCCCACATCGGTCATGGCTGCACTTCCTTTTGCTACATGGTCTCTGGTCCAGATACCTTTGACTCGGCTGCTGCGCGTGAGTGTCGTGGTATCGTTTTTGACGGTCCAGATGTTGTTGGTCGTCCTCTTCATAAGTTCTTCAACGTGAATGAGCGTGAAGAAACCCTTCTAAAGAACTTGGATTGGTCAAAGGTTGTGCGAGTTATGGATAAGCGAGATGGATGCTGTGACGAAGATACAGTGCTATTCACTATAGATGGCCCAAAGACCATTAAGGATGTGTGTGACTCCAATTACACAGGGTTGGTCATGGGCTGGAATCATGTCTTGAATGAAGTTCAGTGGACTCCTATTCTGGGTCATGAAGTTAAACCAAATAACAATGATTGGTATGAACTTGAAATGGAGGATGGAAGCAAGATCAAATTAACTGGAAACCACCTAGTATGGTGTATCAATCAAGAGAGATATGTTCGAGTTGATCAGCTCACAACACAGGATGAAGTTCAAAAACTGTACTGAGTAATGTGAGAATGAATTGTTCAAGTTCATTATCTGTTTTGGAGTTTATATCATTCTCCCAGATCGAGAGATATCGATATCCAGATTCGATCGCAATATTCCGTTTCTTCAGATCTTTGTTCCAAATATCCTTGGCGGCGATTTTAGTTGTTTTGCCTGGAAAGTTTAACAGACTGTTTTCCGTGTAAAATTTAGGGTTAGCATGCCAGAAGTCTCCTTGAACTTCAAGAACAACATTATTGTTTATCAAAAAATCATATTGAAATCTTTTGATAAAAAATGAATATTGAAATGGAACACCAAGGAAAGTTAAACAGTTAGCGACACGGGTTTCAAGTTTATTGATTTTAAAGTATCGTGGTAACGTTCCATTAGTGATCATTGTATTTTGTTTCTTTTGATGTATTATATACAGTTGTTCATCGGTGAGATTTTCGTATGGATTAACTCTTTTCTTACCATAATGTTCAAGATGAGTTTTAGTTATTTTGTCTTTGACCTCTGTAAGTTGAAACACATTAACAATGCCGTAACGTTCCTTAAGAGTTCTTTGTCTTGTAATATATCCAACTGAACCTTTAGACAGAGCATTTGTAGTGCCATATTTTGTCAAACATGTTTCTCGATATTTCTTTTTAATTGAGTTAGTATTGTTCGCTGTCTCAAGATTTCGTTTGGGAATTCTATGCATATCTAAGACAAAGTTCAATACCTTAAAATTGACATTAAACATTTTGTAAAAATCAACTGATGAAAGTTCATCTTCAACATACAGCTTATATATCAATTCTTTATCAGATAGATTGATCTTTGAATGATTATACGTCAACACATGTAGTTTAAACTCATTTTTGGGATAATCCTTACCACAAGTTTTATAGTGTGGCAATTTTGATGCAGTTCCACAGATTGGGCATGTTAGTGGTTTATATGGTTTCATACTATGTATTTCCACGATAGATTTATGATATAATCTATTTATAGACAAACGCAATATAATCACGTTTTTCCATCAGCATGGTACTACTATATGAAAATTCTAAATATCTCCAAAGTTAAAAGTCAATCTGACCGATATGACATTCAGACTGGTACTAAAAACTTTTTTGCGAACGGTATTCTCGTCCATAACTCATTGATTCATACTGTGAATACAGATCTGGGTGTTAAGCTAAAATCTAAGAAGACATTTAGCTCAGCCGTTGCACTAGCTGCTGAAAAGTGGATGTATGAGCAGCCTGGACATCATGTCCTGTCTTTTGTGAACTTTGTCACCGCTCAAAATTTAACGGCGATCTTTGAATGGACTGCTCCTTCTGCTCGCATCGTTCTCTTCTACCCAGAAGCTGAACTACAATTGCTTCACATTCGCGATAACGTAACTGGTGTGTACATGGAATCTGAAGACCTTCATAAGTGGGCTGAAGAGTTCAACGTGAAGGTCGTTGAAGAAGTTGAGTTTGCTAATGTCTTCCCTTCTGAAGATGCCAACTGGTATCCAGAAGACTACGAAGACGGTAAGTTCAAGCTTGCTGCATTTAACATGGAGCGTGCTAAGTGGCTACATGAAAATGTTGAAGGTGTAGAAGGTTGGGTATTTCAGTTTGAAGATGGAAACATGGTCAAGCTGAAGACCGACTGGTATATCAAGCGCCACCACGCTATGACATTCATTCGCGAACGCGATATTGCTCAGCTGGTTCTAGACGAGGGTCTGGATGACATGAAGGCAATGCTGGTTTCTGAAAACGTGAACATTGACCGTATCCTAGAGATCGAACAAAATGTGGTTACTGAGCTGAATGTCCTGCGAAAGCTGGTTGATTCAACTGTAAAGGCATGTGAAGGCATGGATCGAAAGACCTTTGCTATCGCACATAACAGCCACAAGTACTTCTCTCTGCTGATGCGAGCATTTAGTGGGCAAGAACCTAACTACAAGGATTATTTTGAAAAGAATATCCTTAAGGAAAAGTACGGCCAGGCTCAAGTAGTCATGATGCCATCTATTGCTGAAGGAGATTGAGATGCGAAAGTTAATGATGGATCGGATCGTGGAGCTGAAGCCGCTATAGCAATAGGATAAGTAAAGGACTTGATATGAAGTTAACAGAAATAAAATACGAAGAAACATGCATTTTGTCTGAATCTGAAATAATGGAGATGGCAAGAATAAAGGAAGCAGATTCCGGTATTCCTGTTGTTATCTATGTATCAACAAAGCAGTCTGTTAAAGAACACCACGGCCCACGAATTAAAGTTTCAAATATAAAAACTTTTTCTGATTCTGATAATTTTGCAATAGATATTTCTAAAAATCCAAGTCCTATTGCTGGAAAAGTTAAACTGAAAAATTCTGAAGTAGATGATATTTGTGATTGGATAAAATTAAATTATGAGCCACTTATGAAGTATTGGAATGATGAATACACTAGCGATGCTATTTTCTTTACAGAAATTAAATCACTAAAGGCTTTATAATGGTTAAAGTTTATATTGAGATAGACGAGGGTTGGCGCTGGTGGCCAGTTACTGAACAAGATCCAGTGCATCAATATGGGCCTAAGTCAATGTCGATGGAAGTACCGCAAGAGCTCTTAACTGAATATAACATTGCGAACACCTTATACCAGAACGTGCAGGAAAAGCTAGAAGCTCTTTATAGAGTGCAAGAAGGAATGAACCCACATCCTAATCAAGTGGTTCCAGAATATACACTGTTGAAGGAGAAAACACCTTAAGTATATCTCTAGAAGATGGTATTCAAGCATCTATTTCAAAAGGATAAACATATGAGAAAACTTGCAACAATTAGAAAAATTTCAAAACTATTACCAATTCCCGGCGCAGATGCAATTGAAGTTGCTGTTGTGGATGGGTGGGAAATAGTCGTGAAAAAAGGAGATTTTGAAGAAGATACTTTAATAGTGATGTGTGAAATCGATTGCTGGGTGCCACATGAGCTTGCTCCATTCCTGTCAAAGGGAAAGGAACCCCGGGTCTATGAAGGCATTAAGGGTGAGAAGCTTCGCACGGTAAAGTTGCGTGGTGCTCTGTCGCAGGGTCTTCTGCTTCCACTTTCTGTGCTTGGTAAGCCTGAAGAAGTCTTTTCTATTGGTGATGAATGCATTGGTACTGACGTGTCAGAACAACTTGGTATCATTAAGTGGGAACCAGTTCTTCCTGCTAATATGGCTGGACAAGTGAAGGGTCTGTTCCCTAGCTTCATTCGCAAGACTGATCAGGAGCGCTGCCAGAACATTGTCGATGAGATTTTCATTGACAACAAGGATGCTCGCTACGAAGTTACTATCAAGCTTGATGGTTCTTCTATTACTACTTACAAGTTCCAGCAAGACACTGGTGTCTGCTCTCGTAACCTTGAACTGGAGATTAACGAAGAGAACAAGGACAACTCGTTTGTTAAGATGTTCCAGGGTTCTATGCTTCAGGCTGTTCTTGATAAGATGGGTAAGAACATTGCAGTTCAAGGTGAGCTGATGGGTCCTTGTATCCAAGGCAACCGTGAAAACTTCAAGGATACAAAGTTCTTTATCTTCGAAGCGCAGTTCATTGATGATCAGCGTAAGCTGACACCTGATGAAAGAAAGGCTCTGTTTGCTGAACTTATGGAATGCGGCGCAGATGCACATATTGTGAATCACGTGCCTATCCTACACTACAATGTTACTCTTGCTGAGCTTGGCATCTTCAATGTTGAAGACCTTCTAAAGTTTGCTGATGGCCCGTCGATTAACAACCCTATTAGGGAAGGATTGGTGTTCAAGCGAATGGACGGTGGATTCTCGTTCAAGGCAATTTCGAATAAATTTTTGGAAAAGGAAAAATGAAATATCCAGTAGGAACAAAGGTTGAATGTAATGGCTGCATTGGGTAGTCACTGAAAGTTCCAAATTGTCATGGGATATCTGCATTGAATGGGATGTGGGCTTGAAGTCTTCTCATATGATGAAGAGTGGCTTGATGAGAATGTCGAGGCCATTACAGACTGAGGACATTGGTTTGATAAATAAGTCTATCGCATAAGGTAGTACTATGACCATAGAATTTAAATACCAAACCCTTTTCACCTGCTCCGTACCTGACGGATACACAGCAATCAAAGACTTCAATGAGCTTATCGCTAGTGACGGCCCACACAGTGCAACAACACTGCTTGACATCATCAAGATGTCATTTGACAATGTTGGTGTGTCTATTAAAGAGATGCAGATGTCGCCTGATTTAAATCACTGCGATATTCTTATTGACGGAGAAACGATTCCAATTCGTGTTATCATCCGTTCAAGACCATCTTTAGTCATTGATGGTGTAATTTACAAACTAGAAGAGTTCGATATCTAATTCAAGTTATGCTTTGCATTTAGAAAGTGCTATCCAGCCTTTTGCTATTCCTTTCAGCACTGGCACTTTAGTTGTTAGACTATTTGAAATTGATTTCCAAGGTAAATTATTAGCATTTGCAAAGTCTTTTATCCCAATCTCATTGTGATTAATGTCGTGTGGGTCTATTTAGACCCACAAAGATTTGCTTTTTTATTTTTGCTCGATGTGCCATCTTACCAACAGTCTGTGATAGATAAAATGTTCCCCAATAGTAAGTTTAACTATGTTATCAGTATCATCAGAACCACCTAATAATATAGGGCAAGTGTGATGCTTTCTAACTAACTTGTCCTACAGTTTTCTTCTAGTCGGGCACGTGTTATAATAGCAATTATAACAAGTTGAATATTTATTTTCAAGGAACCTATGGAACTCCGATTATATAGTTTTGTTCAGATGTATTTATCTGATATCCAAAAGGGTATCCAAACAGGTCACATGGCAGTTGATCTCGTTCGCAAATATGGTGACCAGGAATATAGTCTTACTGCTCTTCGCGATATGGTTGCAGACTGGGCAGACAACCATAAGACATTCATTGTTTTGAATGGTGGTAATAATGCTATGCTTGACAATACAGCAGTCATCTGTTCTCAAAGTGGATTACCATGCACTGCATTCTATGAAGATGAGGATTCACTTGGTGGTATTCGTACCTGCGTAGGTATTGTAGTCCCAGAGAACTATTTCACTGCTAATTATTATTCTTCGGTAGATATTGAGTCTGTCAAATTCGAGGGTCGCAATATCTTTGACCAGAAGATTGACAACCCTCTTCAAAATTCTGATCAAGCGATCTTCAATCTTATCAAACTTCTGAAGACATCGAGACTCGCATGAAGAAAATTATTAAGGGGTTAATCGATGACCCCGGCGTTCTAATCAGCGGCGGCATTGGGATTGCTGTGTTTGTTATTACTACATTTGTTTCGCTAAATTCTTCCAGTACGAAGAAAGAAGAGCCTAAGCAAGCAGTTCAAGTCCAGCAAATCACTGAAGATGCAATGCTCGACTCAATGGTGCAAGCATGGACCGATCCCATCGGGCACCGGTTTAAGAAAGTGTGCTATGATGGTCCTCGGCCCAACGCTAAGTACGGATTCTTTATTCTATATGGGCCGAAGAATCCAGGTGATATTGAAAATGCTTTAGCTGAGGGGTGGTGGTATGTGGAGCAAGAGTTCTTTCGTACCAGTGCTGGCAAATACTACACCAATGATGTTCCACGTTTAGATAACAACGCACACGTTTATCCAGACGTAACTGGATTAATCTGTAAGGATAGATAATGTCAAAAGCAAGAATCGTTGGTCTCTGTGGAACACACGGAACTGGTAAGAGTACTATCATCAAAGGTATTAAAGACCTGGGGTATCCAGTTAATCAAGCGCAACTATCCAGATCGGCACAGAAAACACTGGGCTGGGATACTCTAGCTAGAGCGCAAGAATCCAAAGCGAACATGTGGGCTCTTCAATATGCTATCCTCGATGCTATGTTTGATCGAGATCAAGAAGCACTTGAAACCAGTGAGATAGTATTAGTTGAACGAACTCCTGCAGATGTTTGGTCATACACTGAGATGTGGTGCCGAAGACTGTTAATTGACCATATGACTGATCGTCAAGCAGTCGTGTATAAGAAGGCATGTAGAGATATGGCAACTAACTATTGCAATTTTCTATTTGTTCCTATATCTGATGCTGTTTCATTTGTGGCAGATCCAAATCGTGCTGACTTAGAAAGCAGAGCCTTCGTGAATATTGCTATTCGGGAATTCATCGAGTCAGGCAATCTGCCCCTAACAGAAATCAAATCTACAAGTATTGCAACTCGCATTGCAGAAGCTCAAACAACAATTTCTATTGCACGGATGAAACTGTGAAACTACTACCCATCATTATTGCTCTTGCTCTCTGTCTAAATCACCCTTATTTCCAATATAAAATGGTAAGTTAGATATTGGATCAATAAGCTGATAAACGCATTTCATAAATATCCTTAAGGAGTAGTTTAATGTCTATTTTAAAAAAGCCGGTTACACCTGATTTCGGCTTAGTTATCGACTGGGAAACATCTGGTGCTACATGGGGAGGCGACTCTTCTAAAGACTACCAAGGTCTATCCTTCGGTGCTATCGTCTTCAATGCACTAACGTTTGAACCAGTTGAATCACTCTATGTAGAGATTAAGTTAAATCCTAAATGGAAGTGGTCTGCAGAAGCAGAAGCAATTCACGGGTTGTCCCAAGAATACCTTGAGAAGAATGGTATCTCTCAAGAAGATGCTGCTATTAAGTTAGCTGAACTCATCATGAAGTATTGGGGTCCAGACGGCAAAGTGATGTTCATGGGTCACAACGCAGAATTTGACCGCCGATTCACAAATCAGCTGTTAAATCAAATCGAGATTGAATTCTCTGTTGAAAAGCAAACGCAATTCACTTCATGGATTCAACTTCATCATGTCATCCTTGATACATCACCTATCGGATTTGTTACGATGGGACTTTTTAAGTCAGACCTGCTCTTCGAAAAGATGGGATTTGAACAGCGCGGAAAGCATAATGCTCTCCAGGATGCGGAACAGACTTTAGCAACTGCTAGAGGAATTCGAGGCCTTGTAAATATTGCATTAGAACAGCTATGACAACCTACGTTTTTGAAGGCGTGGAGGTCAAAAAGACTGGGAGAGAAGCTACGCGCAGTGTAAAGCAGCTTCCAGGCAAGCCTCCATCTATTATGATTCTTGCAGAGATTACCCCTGTACGAGACTTTGACTGGGTTAAGTGGGTATCGCCTGATCAGCTTTATGAAGTAAAGGCACCAAGTGAAAACAGTTAAGTACTATCAAGTTTCCACTGCGCAGCTTATTATTATGGCGATTCTAACTGGCATAATTGCTGCAGGGGTCGATGTAATAAATACCTCCGTAAAGGAATACCTTCAATTACCGCTTGTTGTTATCACTGATGGTGACAAGTGCGTTACTGTGTCTAACTTTAAGAACGGTGATGCCTACACTTGCAATGATGTGAGTAATATCCTTAGAAATTACAGAGTCAAGAAGAGCTGATGATAAATTACGTAAAATACCAATGCACAGTCTGCCGCCGAATTAAGGACATCCTCCAAGACAACACTCGGGTGTCTCCAAACCTTTGCATCATTACTAAGGGATGCAGTGGGAGGATGACGATCATCGGTGAAACATCTACTGCCGAGGTCACCCCTCCCGTAGCAGGCCTAACTGATTGGTATCCACGTGGTGTTTCAAACGTCGTGGTTCCAGCTGATATCGCAACTCAACCGTTCTCCCTATCGACATCATCAACCGGAATAGTTACAGTTGCAATCATGGCGGCACAGTCGTGGGTCGCTGCAAACCAACAAGTTGTTCTTCGATTAATTCAGCGTCGCACGGATGACGTTACGTACCAACAGTACCAATATACTCTAACTGCCGCGAGCAATACAGTATCTGGCAAGGATACAAATGGAAAGATTCTTAAGTTCTCCCAAGCAGCTATTGATGAGGGCAGGGTCTTCGTTAGGGTTAATGGTGTGGATAGCATTCCAGCTGATTTTGCTTCGTGGGTTCCAAACATTGTAACGTTCTCGAACATCCTTCCAATTGGAACTGCCGTCGAGGTTACCGTTTACTCTCAAAAGGCAACTATTGCTCGTGACCTTCTGTTCACGGCAAATCAAGATGCTACTATTACAGCGAATTCTGGTTCATGGGGAAATGTAAATTGGGCAGAGGATAATTTTGGAGCAAAGTGGTTCGTTTATAGTTGTTCTACTGTTAGCTCGCTTCCCAACTCAGCCAAGTTTAAGGTTGACGGAATTTACGATGCGCTCGGAACAACGCTTGTTTCAAGCCCTGCTGTTTTCTTGTTAGCCTCATCACCTTTCGAAAACGTTGACCGCTACATGAATTATAATGTAGACATAAGCTTGCTAAAGGCAGACTTTAATCTATCAACATCAGAAAATACGTTCATGGAACTAAACGCTGATGCGAATTTTGTAAGAGAAATATTCCCGCCACTCAAATTGATTCAGAATGCAGTGTTAAGTAACTCATCATTTATAACAGCTGACACGTACGCGACATCATCGGCAATTGTTTCAGACACTAGCGCAACAAGATTATCAGGTGTAAAAATTATAGGACCAGTATGATCGCTGATAAAGTATCGAAGAGCTTCTACATTGTAGAGCTAACTGGCTCCATCATCGACACGCTTATACCGAGAGAAGAATACGGCATAGAAAAGATTATGATGGGGGCAAATGACATAGGAGATGATTTGCGGGCGCTTAATGCAATGCAGCACACCTTCGAAACTCTTATTAACTTGAGCGAAAAAGATGCGTCAAAGATAGTTAAGGAAGTTGAATTCAACCCTGAATTCTTCCCAATGGTAAAAAACGAATACGCTGAGAAGATAAAGATAGCAAAAGCACAACAGACTCTTGACATAGAAGATGAGCTGGAACAGGGTCAAATAGCAATTCCTATGACGAAAGAATTTGATCCTCTTGGTGATTTTGTTTCTTCAAGATGGACTCTAAGCTCCGACGACTTCAAGATGGTGGGTAAGGTTGGTTTTAACCCGGAAGAATATTCTAAGCTAAAAATTCTTGAAGCGCAGGAAAATGCAAACCCGCTGATAGCTAAATCTGCTCCTCACCTTCACTAGCATGCTACAATACAGCTACGATATCAAAATAAATTCTGGCGCTGGTCTCCTAAACTTACCTACCTTTGCGGAAGCATGCCCATACGTGAATGAAATGCTCATCACTTCTAAGCAATACGAAAACCTTGTTGATTGCGAGAAGGATATGAATTCAGTTCTTGCGGTGCTTAATGCCGCAGAACGGCTGCACAAGAACAAGCCGCGTGTAATTCTCGTGAAGATTAATCCTCTCCACTCGCAGGAGCCAGCAATCTACGATCCGAAGGAACAGTGGGATGACTTTACCGTCATGAAGTGCTTTATAGCCGACGCTGAGAGACTGAAGAAATCAGAGCTACAGTACGAGGTCTTCTCCCAGATAAAGACCTTCAATTACGCTAGCATTGATACATATCAGTAGCATCTGATTCAGATATACATATCACCCTTCGTGTGTTATAATATGACATACGGCATACTTATCATTAATAGGAGAAACTCAGATGAAGAAAAATCAATTGGTGCCAGGTGGCAAGAAGCAATACGTTGAGATGGCAACAGTTTTGCAGAGCCCTGAATTGAAATCAAAGCTCCAAGGCTTTGTAGATGAAGTCCTCAAGGAAAAGGCTGCTATCCTTGATAAGCAGGAATCAATTAAGGTCCTACGTGATCGTGCCGTCGAAACTTTGAACATTGAAGCTAAGATGTTCAACAACATCGTCTCTCTGTATTTCAATAACAACTTCGAACAGAAGCACGATGAGCTTGAAAAGCTTACTCAGGTAATCGAGCTCCTGACAGATGCAAACTCAGTTGGTAACAAATAATGAAAAAGAATCTCATTATAATGCTTGAACTTACCATTGAGGACCCTAAAGGTCCTCTTGATGAAGGGCATCTTGCGCAAATTAAAGAACAAGTAGAAGTAGCTACTCAAGGTTCTTTTGCACGAGCAGTATGGAACTTTGGCTGCTTTACTGATGCCGAAGTAAAAGAAATGCATGTCGTAGAGAGCTATGGCTTCTGATCGCAATTATGTAGCAGCATGGGCCGACTATAAGGCTGACAAGATCATCGTGCTGGAGCGCGACAAAGCTGGCACATTGTTCCGTGTTAAATATAATCCCCCATATTACTTCTACGTCCCTGATGAAGATGGTGACTACGAAAGTATTTGGGGCGATAAGCTTCTTCGCGCAGAGTTCTCTTCTCGTGATGAGTTTGAAGCTGCTAAGAAACATTTCCCTAGAAAGTTTGAATCTGACTTCACCCCGCTGAAACGGGTGCTGATGGATTATTACTATAACAGACCAGCTCCGCCAATCAACTTTGCATTCCTTGATATCGAAGTTAATTATTCTAAGAAGTTAGGATTCGCAAGTCCAACAAATCCTTATGCAGAAATAAATGCAGTAACGATTTATCAATCATGGACTAAAAAGTTCATCACACTGGTTCTTCCACCTATGGTGGATGGTGTTCTGTGGACTAATATACCTGGCAACTCTCTTCACACACTTAATGATGCAATCACTACACTCATTAGTGAAAAGAAACTGCGTGATGGATGTATTCCAGATATTGAAATTGTTATGACGGAGTATGAGCTCTTGTCTAAGATGTGTCAGGCAATTGAAGAAGCTGACATTATCTCTGGATGGAACTCTGAATTCTTTGATATCCCATACATCGCAGAAAGATTGCTTCTTGCTGGGGGTGAAAGCTTTCTAGCTAAGCTTGAACACTACGGTGCCCGTCCTCCTAAGAAGGAGATGGTAAACCGTTTTGGTTCAGAAGAACCAGTCTATAAGTTCTCTGGCCGTAGCCACCTTGACTACATGAAGCTTTTCCAGAAGTTTACCTTTGAAGGTCGCACATCATATGCGCTTGGTAATATCCTTCAAGAAGAAGTTGGTGTAGGTAAGCTAGAATATGAAGGGTCACTTGAAGATCTTTATCACTATGACTTTCCTCTGTTTGTAGCATACAACTTCCGAGACGTTGATGGGCTGGTCCAGCTCAACGATAAATTCAAATTCATCGCACTCGCCAATCAAATGGCTCACGAGAATACGGTTCTATTTGATGCTGTTCTCGGCACGGTGTCTTATGTTGAGACTGGGATTACTAATCATGCACATAATGTTCTGAATAAAATTGTTCATGACAAGGTAATGGGCAGTCATAACAAGGTTGAGGGGGCAATTGTTATGACACCCAGGATTGGTTTGCATGAATGGATTGGTTCTGTTGACATTAACTCCCTATATCCGAACGTTATCCGCTCGCTTAACATCTCTCCTGAAAAGATTGTTGGTCAATTCACTGCCAAGGAAGATGCGTGGCGTGATATTAGGGATGCTAACTCCAAGCGTCACTGCTTTATCTTTGAAGATGGAACGCAGGAAATTAAGACTGCTGAAGAATGGGGTGAGTTTCTTACTGAGAACAAGCTTGCGGTATCAGCATATGGTACAGTGTTTGACCAAGGAAATGGTCGCGGTGTTGTAGCAGACATTCTGCAATATTGGTATTCTGAAAGGAAAAGATTACAGGCTGAAAAGAAGAAGTATGCTAAGCTTGCTAAGGATGAAACGGACCCAGTTAAGAAGGCCGAGTATCAAAAGCTAGAAGAAGATTTTGACTTGCTCCAGCTAACTAAGAAGATTTCTATGAACTCGCTTTATGGTTCACTTTTGAATATTGCATTCCGTTTTGGTGATGAGCGCATGGGAGCTTCTGTTACCGGTTCTGGCCGCGCCATTACAACCCACATGATCGAAACCATTGGTGAGATCATCACTGGCAGGCTTGACAAGTTGGTCAAGACAACTACTACTGACAAGGATGGTAAGCTTGTTCATGAATACTTCTCACCAAATGGCTCGATCATCTACGGTGATACCGACTCCTGTTACTACAAGACATATGCAACTAACAAGGAAGATGCAATCGAAGCTGCTGACGCAGCTGCTGACGGTGTGAATGCTTCATTCCCACCATTCATGCGAAAAGCTTTCAAGTGCCAACCAGAATTTGATCAACTCATCAAGGCTGGTCGTGAAATTGTTGGTGTTCGCGGATTGTTTCAGGCTAAGAAGAAGTACATGGTCAAGGTAGTTGACATGGAAGGATTCGCAGTCAGCAAGATGAAGTCCATGGGGTCAGAAATTAAAAAAGCTGATACCCCAAAAGTGATTCAAGCATTCCTGAAAGAAACGGTCGATATGATTTTGGAAGGTCGCTCTTATCCTGAGGTGGTGGAGTATGTAAATGAGCAGCGGATTGAAATCCTGAAAAAGAATAAGCTCAGCATCTTCTCCCTAGGGGTTGCAAAGCAAGTAAATAGTCTAGACAAATACATGGCTGAATATCTAAACCCAGGAACGCAGAAGTCCTTGGATAAGAATGGTAAAATGCGCAGTCTAACTATTCCAGGTCATGTGAAGGCAGCTTTGAACTACAACAAAGCTCTTCAGCACTTTGATAAGGGTTCAAAAGAAATCCATTCAGGTGATAAAGTGGTTCAGTTCTACCTTAAGAAGAATGAATTTGGCTTTGAGACAATTGCATTCCCATCTGAGTTGTCAAAGTTCCCGCCTTGGTTCCTTGATAACTTCCAAGTCAATGTAAAAATGACAGAGGATAAGATGTTTGACAACAAGCTGGCTGGGATATTCTCAGCCCTTGGTAAGGATGTTCCCTCTCCACAATCCGTTTTAACACACAAAATACTGACTTTCTAAAATATGAAACTTTCATCGCAAGACACATTAAATCTGGAAAACATCATGTCGGTGTTGGCCGTTGGCGGTATCGAGAACGTTGTTTTCGAAGATGGTTACGTTCGGGGTGTGAACCCTGAAAAAACATTTGCCATTATTTCAAACACAAACGTACCGAAATTTCCACAGAAGATTGGTATCTCTAGGGTTAGTACCCTTGCCTCACGACTAGCTGTCTTTAAGGGTAAGGACCCAATCATTGAAGCTCGTGAAACAGAACGTGGTGAAATAGCGATGCTTGACATTACTGCTGGTAGAAGCAAGGTTCAATTCCGCTGCACGTCGACCATGCTGATTAAGTTTCCCAAGGGAGAGTTCAACGATGCGCGAGCAAATGTCATTACTCTTACAAAGGAAGAAATCAAAACCATCCTTGACGCTATTCGAGTGATGAGTTGCAAAAAAGTCACAATGAGCATCAGAAAAAGCGGTGAGGTAAAGTTTGACATCCCTGATGAATCAAATGACACGTTTACAGTAACTCTTTGTACTGGAGTTAAATCGGATAGTGATAGCGTTGTTCACTACTATCAATCAACAGTCTTTGTTGCTCTACTAAAATCTAAGTTGGACAATGATACGACTACACTTGACATCGGTGAGATGGGAACAATCTTAACCACAATCAACGATCACAGCGTTGCTGTTTTACCGCAAATCGGCGATTCAGATAAAGAGGAATAAATCATGGAACTAGGTCTCAACTATACAGGTCAAGAAACGGGAATGGTGCAAACCATTAAGAACCTTCAGCGACAGCTAGCGGAAGCTAATGCCATTGTTTCTAAATGGGGTCTTAACTTCGAGGTAAAAGTAGCTCCAAATCCGTCTGGTGCTTTTGACATCAGCGTAAACGCAACCCGTGGAGAGAAGGCATCCACGCAGGTAATTCCAATGTCGCGCGTGCTTTTCTACGCTGAAGATGCAGCAGGACTTATTGCCGAGCTTGAGGAATCAATCTACGACATGCTTCTAAAACATCTCATCCGTGAAGAGCTTAGTCCACTTGTGACCAGAGCAGTAACAAACGTAACAAAGCTGAGCAGAAAATGAAACCTAAACTTCTAATCAAACTGCAAGAGCTTCTTGTATCTCGTTCAAAGCAACCATGGAGCTGTTTTGAAACAAGTGGAATGGATGCTGATGGCCGCATTGGATTCTCAATGCGCTGGAACAAAGCGTTCATTAAGCACCTTCATGGGCGTGGCTTCCATGGTCTCACTGACGAGGAAACTGTTCAAATGTTCTTCATGATGAGTCAGATGATTCCCGAAGAGCTGGCTAATCAATCAGACACCATCAACCCATCAGGCACTCCTCACCTTACAAGTGAAGCAAACACCCTACGGAGATAATCGTGATAGATGATCTTAACAAACTATCAGCGAACGTGAATGAAATTTTTGAACTTCGCTTCAAGTGTATGGAATCAGATAACTTTGCTCCACTTGAGCAAAAGCTTCAAACTATCATGCAGACCATCACACGCTACTCATCTGCTCAGGTTGCAGTTCAGCTTCGAGCTACTGCAAACATCAATGACAGGCTGCCGACATGGACTCCTCTACTCAATCGCAGCGTTGAGCTGGGCCATCTGAATGGTGATGACGTAGAAGACATCTTCTATGGTTTACTTGCATATAGGTAAGAGTTATAATAAAAGTAGAACTTAACGAAGTGAAGAAAGCCCCCGAGGTTTTTAACAAGACTAATTCTATCCTGCTAGGATCAATTAAGTGGTTTAATGACGGAACCCCGTTATCCTATCTATCATAACAGAGTATATCATCGATTGGACATACCTCTTGGGTTAAACAATATGAGCTTTGCTTGAGAATATCTCCTACCTAAGGAATTTAAATGAAACGTTTGATTTTTGATACCGCAAATATTCTATTTCGGGCACACGCTGCGAACAGCATGCATAACAAGGGCGGCAGTCCTGAGGAACAAGCTGGACTTGCGATGCATGTTGCACTGCGTTCACTTAACAAGTACTACAAGCAATTCAAACCAGATCAGGTAGCTGTAACATTTGAAGGTACAAACAACTGGCGCAAGGAATACACGAAGTCTGAAAAATGTATCTCAAAAAAGGTGTACAAGGCAAATCGTGTGAAGGATTCCTCGATGGAACCATTCTTTGAGCTAATTAAATCATTTGAAGAGCTAGCTCGCAACCACACCTCCCTGGTGTGTCTGTCAAACCCACTCCTTGAAGGTGACGATCTTTTTGGCGGCTATGTCCGTCGATTCACAGCCCAAGGTGACGAGGTAATCGGTGTTTCCGGAGATAAGGACTTCGTCCAGCTTTGGAAGCACAAGGGATTCACTCTCATTAATCCAGACAATGGAAAGCCCCGTACCCTTATTGACACTTGTGGTGTTGATGATGCAGATTACTTTATGTTTGAAAAAGCATTCCGTGGAGATAAGGGAGATAACGTTTTCTCAGCGTATCCACGAGTTCAAGCAAAGCGTCTTCAAAAGGCTTTCAGTGACGACTATGAACTAACCAAGCTGATGAATGAAACATGGACATTTACAGATCCAGATACTAATGAGGTTACAACCTATCTCGTATCCGATCTGTTCGAGGAAAACAATCGCCTCATGAACCTTGAATGCCAACCAGACAACATCAAGAAGGTTATTGAAGAGACTCTCGATCACGAGTTAGTCAATCACGGAAAATTCTCCTTCTTTGCATTTACTAAATTCTGCGGAAAATTCGGTTTAAAACAAATTGCAGAAGACTCTACAGCGTTTGTTAATATGTTCAGTGTAACAGGCCAGAGGTCTCCGTTGAAAGAAGAGACCTCTGCAGTTCGTAAGAAAGCATTACTGGAGTTTTAATGAAAGCATTCAATTTATCTAAGAAGTCTTTGCATTGGCATCTTGCTGTCACTTATGGTAATCACTGCGAGTGGGATACTGACCCTGATCTCTGTAGTTATTTACAACGCGTTGTACAGGGTGTAATTGTAGCCTCGCTAGCAGCATTTGTTGGTGGGTTAGGCATTGGTGTTCCATTTGGCGAGCTACTTGCTTGGATAGCATATGTTGCAGCAAATGAACTTGTGCCTATGACTGTACCAGCTGCAGCAGCCATGCTCATAATCTTTGCAGTAGTTGTATTCGTGTGTGGATTTCTTCTGTTTAATACTGATAGGGGAGAAGAAATTGTTGGCGTCATCAAAAAGAATATCAGAGTGTCAATACCTAAACCTAAGCAGGAATCGTTTATCGTGCTAGCATATCATAGCTTTAAAGATAAGACGTGTGTAAGACTGTCAATTCAATAACCTGTTATCAGTCAGCCCGACCCCTATAAATATTAGGTGAATATTCAACCTTGGGTTTTTAAAACGTATGCACGTTATCCCAATATACTAAAGGAGTCTCTATGGCAACACAAGCACGCGAAACAATCGAACTAACCCCAACATCCCTTCCACACATTTTCTTGTGCGACGTTGATGATTCTGGACTTCTTAAGGAAGTTATGGTTGTCAAGAAGTTTAAGGACGGTTCAATCTACTACATCGAAATTGACGCTCTTCACAACATTGACAAGGGTCGTATTAAGAAGATCGTTTCTTCTCAGCATGCTGACAAGTACGAAGCATGGGAATTGCTTTCACAGGCACGCCTTTCAAATGGTATGAATGCTCTTGATTTCTTCCACTCAAACAACGTTAAGTCCAAGCGTCCTAAGGGTGCTCGTGCTTCAACAGGTAGTCTTGAATCCGTTCAAGCTTATGGTACAGACAAGATGATTGGTTCTGACTTCGTCAATCCAGCAGAAGCTCAGCTTGACAAGACCACCGGCAACTTCATCAGCTAATCGTGTTAGATGAAGTGATTGCACCACCGAAAAACAGAATTGTATGATGAATCTGTGAAGACATTCACAGATTCAAGGACTTTGATGGCGATGGCAAAGGGAGGCGGACATTCTTCTGCAGAAGAATGTCTAGCTGAAAACTTTTGTTAGGGCA